CGTGCTTCATTGGAAGCACCCCACCCTTCAGGGATGGACAGAGCAAGGGACCAGCGACGACCCTCGGGGGTTCCCACAAGGATCATCTGGTCGCCAAACGTGAATTCGCAACCGCCACCGCCTGAGGAGTCTGTTACAAGGGTCTTATTGAAGATGCCTCGAACAAGCGTCGGCAAAGTGAAGTGCAAGCCAGTTACGTAAGAATTGCTCAACATACACGCCAAGGACTCAATTTGTTCCGATGTCGAAACAATGGCCTTTGACGTTATTTGAGGCTCATCATGTCCGGGGCCGATGGTTTCCCAGACACCCGAACTAACCGTGTATAGGGCACCATTTGAATAATCAAAATGCTCGTGGAAAAAATACCTAAGGGCACACTGCAAGCCAGCATACACCCGACCACGTTGCGGACGCTCAAGTCCAAGAATGTCCAACGAGGTGGGCGAGGTCGTTGCCGCGAGCTTTGTTGTAGCATTAACCAAGATTGCTAAGCCCGTGGACGTGTTAGAGAAAACACTCGCACTTGCAAGGCTACTTGTGCAATCCGTTGAACCCCAAACAGCGTCACTTCCAAGGTTTCCTGAAGAAGAACCATTTAGGTTGAGTGTTCCACTGCTTGTCGTGGTTCCGTAACTAACAGACGACGTAGCCGAACCTACAGCTATACAGTTCCTAACATCGAGGTTCAGTGTACCAGCATAACTACGAGCGATACCGAGCGTGAAGTTAGCGGTGTACACGCTGTTATGGTACAAGTTGATCGTACCAGTGCCTTCACTGTTACTAGCCAAGATACCGCGTTTCGTTCCACCGGTGAATGAGCCCGTCGATATGGCTCCGCAGTTTTGAATGGTGGCCGTTGTGGTGTTATTTGCAAATACCGAAATCAGATTTGCCGTACCAGACGACTGTGCCTGATTATCGTAAGCAAAGATACCATCATAAGTGATAGTATCCATGGCACCAGAGCCAACACCAGTTTCACCGCCACCTGTACATGAAAGGCGTCCGCGTGTCGAAGATGAACCAAGCTGGAAGTTGCGTGCTATGAACGATGAAGGTCCGCCTGTTCCAGCGGTATCAACGAAGTTGAGCAAACCGGTCACAATAGCCTGACCAACATCGTCAGCCATAATCTGACCGGTAGGCTTCACAACACCAATGTCTGATTCCAGAATCAAATTGGTACATTGAAAATTGGCAAGCTCAAGACCGTTTACACCTGCATGGGTTCCTGCTTTGAGACGCCACGTAAGAGTCGTGTCAACCTGATTCGCCAAATCGTCATAGGCGTCTTGGATGGTAGCATAGTTACCACCACTACCGATTGTCTTTATCATCAGTACCCCACTTCGTTCAGAAGAACATCCCATTTAGATTCGGTGTAGACCAAGCCAATGTAGCCTATTTTACCGCTTGGGATGTTTGACAGCGAAGTGATTCCAGAACCAAATCGCACTTCCGAGTTAGGGGTGACTGTGATAACACCGCCGGTGTTGTTCTTGATCCGCAAGAGAAGCTTGTAGCCGTTCACAGAGTTTTGAAACGTACCAAGGGTGACGTTTCCATTCGCTGTAATATCGGCCACCGAGTAATCAGCAGTGTCAACGGTTATTGTGCCTGCCGTTGTGACTGCACCTATGCGTCCAAGGCGGTATATGGCATCAATCAAAGCCTTGAAGTTGTCGTAAATAGCCAAACCACCAGCCTCGGTAGGTTCGGCATCAGGCAATATCATACCTTTGTATACGCTCATTTGCCATCACCTCTGACCTTTGGTTTGGTTTCGGGGTCAAGGGTACTATCACGCGAATCACGCTTTTCATCGCTACCGGCTTTGCCATTAGCACTTCCCGCAGGGTTACCCCGGTTTGCGGGGTCCTGTGAGGCTTGTGCTTTGGCAATCCGCATAGCCCGTTCCATGTGATCCTTAGCGGCCTGCTCAAGGGTGGCCGGATCATTGGGCAATCCAAGGGCTTCAGCAGCATCCTTGAACGTTATGACATTATTTTCCAAGGAGGGGAAGATGATATCCGGGTCCGTGGTCAAAATCTTCGTGGAATCGATCTCTTTGTGGATGGTTTCCATGACATCAAACGTGACTTTGGTGCCGAGCATCACATTGGCGATCATTTTAGCGACTTCACGCTTGTATGTTTCGCTCGGAATGGCCCGAAGACGTTCTTCAAGCTCTTTAGCTTCCTTGAGACGTTCCTCGTCGGACTTGATTGTGTACTGTTTCGGGTAGTTGATCGTGGCGACTTCGTCGCTTCCTTCGTACTCCGACCAGATTGTGGCGATTTGACGCTCGGCACCCTCAAGTTCCATGCCAATGTAGCTTAGACCGGCTTCCAAGGTGCGATCATCTTGCTTTTTACTGCCTTCCGAGGCCATTTTTGGCTGAAGATTCGTGATAGACAGGTTGATTAGCAGCCGAATGTCGGCCTTAATCTGTTCCTGTTTCTTCATCGAGGCTTCAATAGGCCCTGTAGGGGGTGCAATAAAATCAGGACGGTCCAAATCCTTACCATAGGTGCGTCCATGGTGGGCACCCGTCGTGATTTCAGAATCTTCCTCGGCATTTTCTTTCTTGAGGTGGGTGCCAGTGGCCTTTCCATCGACCTGTTCAGTGTAGAACGGGTAATTGGCCTTCAGAATGTAATTTAAGTCTGAAGATTCGATGTTCAGCAGGGCAGCTTGGTAGTCAGCAACGTCCACCAAGAGAGATTGACTGATACTGAGTAGGATGAAGGGCATCTTTTTCAGGTTCAGGGTCAATTCGTCGATCAAGGTGTTGTTCTCAAAGATTTTGACACTGATTCCGGAATCAGTTTTCTTCAAAAACCGTAGTCTTTCGATGGTTCCCGAGGGTAGACCGGTTTCTTGATCGAAAGTCTCTGTAACCTCTTTGAGTAGGACGGCTTCAAGGTCACCTTCATCGGAGTAGTTCCACGATAAAATGTCTTCGGCCTTGTAGACATACAAATACGGATGGTCTAACTTGGTCGCCTTGGTGGTTGCCTCAAAACGCTGGCGGTCAACGAAAATGCCCACGCGAGACATGGTAAGCAACTCCACGATGACTTGCTTACCGATAAATGCATGGATCGATGAGCCGTTCTTGTCAACTCCTCGGTTCCTACCTAGGATGGCTTCAGTGTAACTATCGGGGCCACCAGTGCGAACGACATCAGCGATACGCTGAAAGATGCTGTTCTTTACTTCGTTCACGGCTGCCTTGGCGAATGCCGGGCAGTATGTGATACGCTTTCTATCGATGAAGTCGGCCCGGGATTCACGTTGGGAAAATCTAACAAGGTACCGTTGGACAAACCGTCTGCCACCCTCGTAGGTCAGACGCCACCTGTCCATATTGGCAGCGTCATAATCAGGGTGCCTAATTGTGTTCATAAAAAGTTCCTTATGTCCTGATTAGTAACTGTGGACGCCGCTAAAGGCAGTGCAATTTCAGCATAACAACGAGCGTGTCCATAGTGGTCCGGTCGATTGTCCGGGGTTATGAACTTGCTAACGGGTCCACCGTCAGCATCTCGCTTAAAGACTTTAACTTGGATTTTGATTTGTTCCTTGTAGTCCGCCGGGGTGTCCCTTGGGAGAAGGATTGTCTTACGACGAAACCTTCCAAGGGCCATATCGAGCCAACTGGTGCGGTCAACGGTAATCATGTGGTCCGCGATGATATCATGGTCACCGGTTCCTAACTTGATTCCCTTGGCCTGCACGCCCCGACCGTAGTAAGCGAGCTTGACGTAGCCGTAGAAGCGATCCGCAAACTCTTTCGCTGAGCGCCTTTCTGGGTTAACGTCAACGATGCAACCTTTGATTTGGTAATCACGCATCAGATCGTCGAGTTCCTCAAAATGCCTCAGTTTGCCCATCCTTAGGACCCTGCACAGGGCTGAGGTATTTATGTCGGGTCCGGGCTGGACTGTCCATTCATCGATTTCAAAGTGAAGGAAGCTACCAACATCGACCCCTAAGGTGGTGATTTTCAGGGGCTCCGCGGCAAGCTGCATGGGGTAATCAGAAAGACACTGGTTAATTTCCGCATCGGTGACGCGGGCACCTTCAACGATGTGTGGGAGGCCCATCTTTGAATTGTAGAGTTCTTGCTCGTCCGCCGGGTTCAGGCGGGCATTGATTATTGAGCGAGCAAGCTCAACCGGGCTAACGGTGGAGGAATAGAGCTGGTTGACGTAGAAGCCTCTGACTTCCTTATCAAAGTTCGTGGCGGTCGGCACCCAAAGGCCATTAGCGAGCGTTTTCCACTTCTCTTGGTGATGAATTGTGGACTTGCATTCCTTGCAAATGATTCTGGAATCATATATGCGTGGATCGAGCAACTCCTCGGAGCCCAAAATGAAGCAATCGGGAAAAATAAGCTCGGTTTGGCGACTACATGCCGGGCACGGGAAGAAGAAGTGTTCCTGTGTTGATTGCAGGAACTCCTTATTGATTCCGAAATCAGGAATGGTCGGCGTGGATACTTCCCAAATTTGCTTTTCAAATTGGCCCGACATACGTTCGATGGCGAGGGCTACTTGCTCTTGGTCCATCTCGTCGAACTCGTCGAGCACCATGAAGCCAACAGGAATGGAGCGAAGGCCCGATTTGGAACGCGAGCCTCGGATATACAGATTGGTGGCCCCGGCACGCTTATGGCCGACGTTTTGAACATCGTTGAAGAGTTGCTTCAGGTGGGAGCTCAGTTCGAGGGCGGCACCAAAGCGTGAGGTACTAAAATCCGAGGCATCGGGTGATTTATTGGGTAGAACATAGAGACAATCCGTGCGTCGAATGTCGATCATGAAGAATGTGCGGTCGATGCATACCTCGGTGAAACCGCCCTGTGCTGACTTTTGGCCCACATTCTTGTAGGCTTCAGAATCATGCATGTCCCTCGACCATGGATGATACTTAAAGGTCACTGGACCGGGTATAGGCTTGCCCATAACGCGGTATTTTTGGGCGTACTCAGAGCACTTGGTTATCCCCTTGCGACGTAGGGCTGTCGCTATCAGATTCGCGGTATGCAGCTTCAAACTCATTTGCAACCTTATCGAGCTGGTCAGCGGGAACATATTTGCCGATTAGGGCGATGAGTTCATTGGCAAACTGGGCTGACTCGGCATCATTTAGCAGGATACCTTGGGTCTTTTCAAGGCGATGGCAAGAAACCACGAGTTTCTCGATATCCTGAACCGTGGAAAGGATCTCAGAGGATTTCATCAGGAGATCCTGAAGGTCATGGCATTCGTTCAAACGCTGTTCCAGAATGATTCTGAGAACACCGATCTCTGAACGTATACTAATAATCCTCTCGGTGGTGAAAAAGTCTTTGATGTTCCACTTGGTAACGTTCAGGTTGAAGGCTTGGGGCTTTTCATCGGCATGGTCAAAGCGACTCAGGAGGCGGGTGATTTCTTCAAAGAGGTCGTCACTTACCACCGGCAAGGCGTTCAGCATGGTAGCTACGATGTCCGCCGCAGACTGCTTGTCCATAACGTCATTGAGTGAATGTTCAATTTTCGCGCAACTTTCACTGAGGGAGGCGATTGACCGAATCAGCATGGTGATTTGGTAACTGTCGATCAGGAGGTCTTTCTCGAAGTAGTCGATCCTGTGCTGCAGTAACATCCTAAGGACGGCGATTTCATCACGGAGGTTCTTAATGTGGTCGCTACCAGCGAGGGCAGCGAAACGTCCCCTGTACTGTTCGCTCCTAAATTTGTACAGGTCGCGCTTGCCTTTTGACTGAATGGCCCGAGCACCACCATGGACGGGGCACCACTTGAAACCATCGCACCGCTTCAGGTGGCACTGCCGCCTGCCTGCAACAATAGCGTGGCAGCGTTCTTCGTCTGTTTGGGCTCGTGTAATGGGATATTTGAGGTGCATCATTGTATTGATTCCAGAATCAGTGACTATCTTTCCCTGAACACCGGTTCGGGGTTTTCTCTTTCTATAATATAATACGCTCAAAAGCACTTTTCTTGATTCCAGAATCAAAACAATCTTTGCTGCAAGTTTTCTTGTGCGATGGGACCCTAAGCAATGCAAATGGGACCCTGAATCGTGGTTCGGGGATGGGACCCTAAAAAGATGGTTTTGAAAATTTTGGAAAATTTCGTACCTCCATGATTCGGGGTCCCCAAAAGGGGTTTTGAAAATTTTGGAAAATTTTTCGGGGATAGGGGACCGTGCCGGAAGGGTCAAATTCGCAATGTTGAATCGCGAATTTGACTCCCCGGCCATCCTGTCCGGACAATTTTACCAGTTGGTCAGATTGTCCGGCGGGTACGGCATCTTGACGCACCCCGCACCCCCACCCCGCACCCCGACGGGTGCGGGGCATCAATTCCACGCTGAACCGCTACTGGAATCTCTAGGGGGTGCGGGATTCGCCGTTAGGCCTTGCTGTGGGCCTTTGCGTGGGCCTTGCGACCGCGAACCGGCTTTGCCGGTTCGGATTCGTTGGCGGGCTCGCTAGGGGCCTTGTCGAGCAACGTAGCAGGATGCACGGGCGTTTCCGGCTGAAGCTTGCGACGATGAGCCGCGATTGCCTTGGCTTCAGCCTTGACGCCCGCAGCAAGAGCCGCAGTCTCAAGAGCCGCGATTTCTGCAACGACGTCGTCCACCGATTCGACCGGCTTATCCTTCCCGGTCGGCTGGTGCGTCAAGGCGAGAATGAGCCGAATCACGCGAGCCGGATACGGCTTCTTAGCCAAGTCGCGAGCCGCTTTCGGGTCGAGGGAATGTGGTTTTGTGTCCACTTCCACCGATTCGGGGTCGCCGGAGATCATGCCCGCGAACATTTCGCGAGCCGTTTCCCCGGTCATGTCAAGGCTAAGCTGCGGGAAAAGCTTGTCGATTGCCTTGTCGGGCAAAGCCGTGAGCCGCTCATTCTCAGGGAGGGAAGTGTCCCATTTCTTCGCGTACTCATCCTCAAGCCCGGGAACTTTGGCGGACAACTCGTGAAGCTTGCGGAATCCGTAGACGCGATTGCGGTTCGGTTCACCCTTGCCGTCCAGCCAACCCATAAAGGCGGCGATGGTGGCGTCACCAATGACCCGGCCGTTCCGGGTTTTATCCTTGCCACCAGCAAGAATAAAATCCTTAATCATTTGGTACTCAGTCCACTTGTCGCCCTTCATTTTGTCGCTGGCGGCAGTGAAGTCGTGCGAGCGAACCGCTGCCCGCCCAACCTCAGTGAGGTTTTTGTAGACGATGGCGGGGACCTTGCCATGGAACTCGGCAAGAGCCGTAGCACGTTGCTCTTTCGTCAAGAGCCGCAATGCCGCAGTCCTACCGTGCCCTGCCAGCAAGTTGTATGTGCCATCGGCCATTTCCTCAACCATCAGTGGATACGCCGGAAGAAAGCCATTGTCGCGGATGCTGGGGAGCAACCGCTTAGCGTTCTGCTCTTCCATGCGAACCGTCCGAACGTTGTGCACACGGCGAATTTTGTCGAAATCAATCGTCGTGCGTTTGGCGTTTCCCGGCATCGGCAGAACTTCCGCGATTTCCTTCGCGGCTGCCGCTCCGACGTTGGCTGTGTCAGCGGCAAACATGGTACGGATGGCGGACAGATAGAGAGAAGAAAACAACATGAGAGAATCCTTTGCTCCAATGGAGCAGTTAGGGAAAATTTGCCTTGCAAACATTGCAAGGCACGTTGGGCACAACGCGAAGCGAATCCCCCGAAACGTGGTTAGTTCTGGCAGAGAGGAACAACGGACAAGCAGACGGGACCAAACAGTGCACAGCAAAGGGAGCCAAGGGTAGACACAATATCTACCATTTCTTCGGGTGTGGCGGTAATGGTGTGAGTGGAGATAACTTCACCATTCAGGGTAGACGTTACAGTGATTTCGTATTGCATGGTGAATCCTTTCCGGGGGATTCGCTTCGCGTTGTGGGGTGCCGATACGTTTCGTGCGATTGGCTCCCAACCGGATAGTCTACGGTTGGGGAATGGCGACACTCTGGACGCCATCGCGAAAGCGATTTTCGGGCTTGGCTATTCGGATGAGAAAGAGCCGGGAGCTATATCCTAGTTCCAATATCGCCAGAGTCAAACGCTTTGATTACAGAATCTTTTAGATTCGCGACCGCGAATAGTCGTTCCCACGATAGTTGTTGCAACAACTAATCGCGCTCTGATTCCGGAATCACCGGACCCCGGACGCCGGTTCGGGTGCCGTTAGGCCGGACGCCGGTTCGGGGCCCGTTAGGCCGGACGCCGGTTCGGGGGCCGCCCCGGCGGGGGCAGGCGTGCCCGTGAAGCGGGGGCACGTACTGCCTGCGACAAAATTATCAGTTATATCACCCGCAACTTTTCCCTAGGTGTTTTGAATTCCCAATTTTGATTCTGGCATCATGTGCACGATTTAACCATCACTGAAGAATCGCCATCGCGACTTTTCAGTGTGAAGGGTCCGGGCGGCGGGTTTTCAATGGTGTATTTGGTGCCTTTTTCGTCCTCGAAGACTTTACCGTCTTGCCAGAGTCGTTCTAAGAGGAACGCACCACGACTTTTTCGGTTTTTGCCTATAGGATAAAGGATAATGTGAACCTCCTATACTTTAAACATTTTTGCCCTAAAGTACCTGCCACGCGGCGGGGTGTCGGGGCGCCCTCTCGCAGGACCCCGAAACCCGAACCAACGACAATAAAAGCTCCCGCAGGACCCTGAAACGACACATTTACACCCGTATATTGATTCCACGCTTCGCGTGGTTCGGGGTCACCGAAATAGTTACATAATCATTTCCAACATACTGCCTCCCACGATTTTCCCAGATATTCTATTTCAGGGTCATATTCGCTTTTATCAATTTCGCGATTATATAATTATTTTCTCCTTACTCTAACCATATTTCTTTTTTTTTTTTTTTTTTCAAAAACATAATATAGATATAATGTCGCGATTCACAATTCCGTTTTGCGGACATGCTGCAAGTGGCCGGGAAACGGGGAGCGGCATACCCGCTACAATGGCAAATTTGGCCCCGTCCCGTCACTAGGGCGAAGCCCTAGGCCCCAACCGGCTTACATGTCCATCGCCCTCCCCGACGCCCTATAAACGCCCTGCGAATATCACCAATATTGATAGGTGCGAATAACATGGTATTATTCGCACCTATCAATCTTCACGAAAGTGAATCATAAGCACATGAATAAACGGCAAACAATCTACCTAAAGCAGTTTGGTGAATCTGTCTTACACGCTCATATGAACACTGAAACTCCTTAGCTATCTGCCGCAGACTATAGCCAAGCCTATAGTGCAACACAATGACCAGTCTCTCATCATTACGTTGCAGGAAACCCAAAGCCTCGTCAAAGAACCCTGATTCCGGAATCAAAGATAGGTACCTACGAGAACAACGCCGCAAAGTCCGCATCGCTCATCACCTCGGCCCGTTTGTCTAGCAGTTCACGCTCAACCAGTGGCTTACCGTTTTCACTGTAACCCTCAGAGAGGATTCGCCACAGTCGCTCATAACGCCGCACCAGTCCTTCCTGATAGGCCACTGCCACCTTGCCCCTATGCGAAGCCACCCGTATCTCCTTAGGGCCACAGGCCAACTGTTCAATACCAAACAGCCACCCGTCCCCCACACGTTCACCCATAAGGAACGCATAGGTAGCCATTTGATCGGCCCATTCGCCCTCATAAGGCGTACCGTTGTAGGCAACGTCCCCTTCATAGGCTAAAACACAATCCTTGTGCATCATACCCGAAGGTCGTATCTTCACGTAGCCGGGCTTGGGCGAAGCCCGTGAGCAGTACCCGTTGACCTTGAAGTCGTCAACGACTCTTACCCCGGACGACGACGTAAAAAACACATCAGGCTTCCCGAGAACCACCGCTGAACCTATATTCCCCCGAACAGAGAACTCGAACTGTGGTGGTGTGGCCGCTCCCGAAAGCTCCCGAACAAGATCCGCCAGTGCCCCACAGCTAACGTAGGCAGAAAACAATCTCTCCCCCGCCGCCCGGCCCCAACCTAGTAAGGGCGCTTCGACCTGAGCCTCCAGTAGACTCTCAAGGCGGTAACCGTCACTGGGACCAAAATTGCCATACACAGTCTTATAAAGATGACTCTTAATGTATGCATCGAATGCACTCCCTGCAGCCATCGGCTGCGTTTGAGCCTCGCGGGGAACCCGATTCGGCGTTAGGTAACGAAGGTAATAGTCTTCCGTAGAATGTTCAAAGAGCTTCAACGATGTCGGTGAAAGATATTCCACCTTCCGTAGGTCACTCATAGCAGCTTGCTCACTTTCTCCCCAAGGGCGGGATCACGAGTAACGACAATCTTCCACCCATCACCCGCCACATACACATCGCCCCATGGCAAGCCACGCTTAGCCGCCTCATTAATAAGCGCCTCCTTCAAGGGATGCACCTTGTCCCGAAGCATGTAAAGAATGTTGACCAGATGCCCGTTCCCCAGTTTTGATACCGGAATCAGTTGACCCTCCTTGGTCTTCCACATATTGTTCATTTCAATCAGGCTTTGCGGGACCTTGAACTCCCTCAACACCTTAATGGTAACTTCGTCATAGGGGAGTGTATCATAATAGTCGCCCAGTCTACTCTTCACCCACGCAAGCATCGTGTCTCTCGTTTGAAAGGGAGGCACCGGAATACCGGTTACAGCAAAGAGCCTGTTCCAGAAGTTATAATCCTCAAGCTTCTTGCCATCAATGATCCATTCACCCTCCCAAACCAACGGCACCGCGGAGCGTATCATGACGGCTAACCCTTCCTCGCAGAGTTTCTGTTTCAAAAACTCCAGAGCCGCTCCCCGGTTACTCACCAATATACCAGCAACATCAAACACCTTAGCATTATCCCCATGCGCTAAGGGCTTACCGTTGATGAGCCACTCACCCCTGTAGGTAACGTTACAGACTCTTTGCAGTTTTCTTAGATAACTCATTTATTCTCCAATTGAATGTAACCAAAGCTCATTTCATTCAGCGTACCATCACTGTGCCCACCCGGAAGCATTATGGTGACAATCTCTTGACCCAGCTTGCTGCTCCGTATAGGGGCCGTAAAAGGAACCAACCACCTGTTTCTCTCCCTAGGAAAGACAATTGTTCGCTTGATTGATTCCGGAACCACCAAGGCTCCTTGGTCGAAGCCAACAGGATCGTAGAGGACCAACAGGTCCACAGGTACCCCTTTCAAATCCTCCACACTCCGAGCCGAACCCCAAGAGTGGCAAATCACTACCAGCCTCTTGTGCCTACTTTTAAGCACATAGTCTCTAACATCCGTCTGATAATTATCCCTACCAGCGAACCGAACGTGCCCCCAAAGAGGCTCGCGTTGAACCAGATGGTCGTACACCTTCCCAAGGTGGTCCGCACCCAAACCGCTAACATACAAACAAAGTACCGGTGTCTCGTCCTGAGGCACCGGTACCGGTTCCCGTTTACACGAAGTGAAAATACCTATTAACACTATCATTACTAACCATGGCATATTCTTCATCTGTTACGATTCTCTCTGTTGTACCAAAAGAGTCTATCGACAGCCTCCTGTTGCTGTTTCTGAGCCTCACGGATAGAGCGCTTCTCTTCCATGTAGGTCCAGATACCGACACACAGGAGCCCGAACACACAAAGTGCAGCCAGCACACTGAAAAACATCGAAATAGGTTTCATGCTATCTCCAAAATAAATAAGTTACTCGCTATCACGCTTACGCAGATACCTTGCCTCCTTGGGTATACCATCATCGGACAGTTCCCGATAGGTAAATGTCACCCGCGATCCCCTAGGGAATTCGCTTGCCTCGATCCAGTCAGGCACCTTGCTCTCGGGATTCTCCATAGCCCACGAAAGGGCCTTAACACCATCTTTGTCGCCCACCGTCCGCAACGAGCGTTCAGCCTCCGTAAAGCCACTGATTTCAAACACCTTACCTTTCCAGAGTACCTCCAAGGAACCCATCATACCGAGCAGCTTACTGCCCCTCTCGGTTTCACGCCCGGTCGTGTACCCGCTGACCGTTCCCTCGTCGTCAGAGAAGGGCTTGTACTTCAGCATCCTATCGGAACGCTTACAGACGTAGGGGCTGTTCGATTTAAAAATGACACCTTCACCCCCACTGAGCAAAACCTGCTCCATGAAGGCATCCACGTTGTTATCCACGATGGTCTGCTCATGCACCTTGACCAAGCCTTTGAGCACACTAAGCCTTTCCAGAAACGGAGCACCTATTGCAAACAGACGTTTCACGCCCCTTTCTAAAGCCCAAGGCAAGGCCGCAGGTGGCACCGTAAAGGCTCCGCCACCATTGCTCCGAATGACACCTGATTCCAGAATCAATTCAGGTGGTGGACTGTCAAAGACCCGATACTCTACCTTAGTCCAGTCAGCCTCGAAGGATCGTGTTATCGAACTGGTTTCCTGAAACTTGCCCGGACCCATGTAAAGCTCACCGTCCAAGAATATCCCCTTGGGCAGCGTAGCTACCCAATCCTTGGGAGCATGGATAACGTTACCGTACCTCGACCAGAGCCCCGTACAAATAGGTGTTTGAGCGAAGCGATGGATCATGCTCTTGTTGCTGTAAGGCACCTCAAGTAGGCTCTTCCCTGCCGATATTCCCCCGTCCCATATGGCACGTAACCCATCCAGTTTCTCGGACATGAGCCACTTGAACACGTTGTGCTTATCTTCGCTGTATGCCTTTGCAAGCATCACAAAATCACGCTTACTCACTTAACGCCTCCTTCAGGTAATTTTCAAAGAACTGGCCCAAGGCCCTTATACTATCAGCATGTTCCTTAGCGAGAAGCTTCTCGCGATAGGTATACTCATCCCTAAGTATTTTAAGCTTAGGGGGCACAACGATCTTAGCCTTGTCTTCGATACGACGGGCCAAATCAAAATTGATACAGTCAAACGTTGTTACCCAAGCCTCACCCTGCTTGTAAATGGCATTCAAGGGAGCCCCGTCGCGGGCTGCCCGCTCCTGCTCCTGTTGAATGTAGTAGCCCTGTGAGCCCAAAAACTTGCACCAGAGTTCAAGACACTTATAGTCCGAAGCACGGCTTGCACGTGATGGGTCCATCGAAACCTCCTCCTACAGTTAGAGAATAGTCAAAAAGCTTGTCACACTCTGAACACCGAACCTTGCCACACTCTGCGAGGGCCTGTTGCTTGTCCATGAATTCGATAATCTCACGCAACTCACTGGCACGCAAATACCTGCTGTCAGGCAAGAATATGTACCGCTCAATGTCGGGGTTCCACTTGACCCGTCCATGCCTGACCGTGCCGAGAACGACCCAGCACTGTGGCTTTCTTTCTTCAAAAGTTACCATCGTCGTCATCCCCGAAAAGAGCATCAATAAGCAAAAACCCAAAGTACAACAACCCAGTAACTACGACAACGGTGTCCCACTGTTTCGCGTGTCCTGCAGGCACAATCAATGCACCAACCACAAAGATTACAGTCAGTATAGCACTGACTTTAAGCCATTTCATTTGTTCTTCCTCGGTCCAAGGTAGTTACTGATCGCTTCATCATCATTCAAACATTCATGCGGTAAAAGCTTACAGGTGACAGAACCCTGACACCACAATATCCATCCATTTGATTCCCGAATCACTATACCAGCAGAAACAGCACGCTCCCCGGCGTTGACCAGCGATGAGTGATCCTCCTCGATGTAGCAGAATCTAACCTCACCGCTGGCCAACCGGACGTATTTAAGTTTCAAGGCGGTGTCCGCAGGAACACTTGGTGCTGCCATCCTTCATGGTGTACACGAAGTGTCCGGGCTCGTCTTCCACGGTCCCCACGACCTCGGACGCCTTCAAGGGGATCATGTAAATGACCCTAGCCGCCTTCATGTAGTCCAGCGTCAATTCCAGCAACCTATTGAACGATTCAATGTCCCCCTTACTTTCCTCGGGGGTAACGGCCTTGGCGTATATCTCACGGATTAAATTGATTCTGGAATCAGTCATCTTCGGCAGGAGATGCATGATGTCGAACAGCACCTGATCGAAGTTAGCGGTCTGTCCGAGCATGGCCTCAAGCAAATTTTTCATGGTTATTCCACCCAAAAAAGGTTTCTCTTTGCACGTGTAATCGCAACATACTTCAAGTTCATTTCCTGAGCAACCATCCACTCGACCTTAACCCGTGGATGCGGCAGAAGTTCAGGACAAAGTATGTACACATTGTCTGACTCCAAGCCCTTGCTCTTGTGTATGGTAGAGAACGTTACGCCCGGACCTCGCTCCTTAGAAAAAAGTGAATTGATTTTCTCAACGACATGCCTGATGCTCAGAGCGTCTTCACACAAGGCACGTATCACCTCGCAAGTGTCGTTAAGCTCAACAATCCTGTCTTCACGTTTCTTGAGACGCTCGGTTTCAGCTTGCTCGTAGTCGGCAAGCTCCATCAAGAGTTCCTCCACATTGTTACAGTCTAATGTCTCTATGAGCCCAATCAGTCCCTCACCGATTTCCTTGCCCAGCACCGTTGCTTTCTTGCCCTTGGCAATGAACCGCAAACAGTGCTGAATCAATGGTGCTGCCGTGCGGCACAGCACGAAATCACCATCCTTAGTCACCCTAATGAGTTCCTCGGATCGGATGGATGTGACTGAACCCTCATTCGCTGTAGGCGAAGCCTCAATCTCTGGCACGATCCCTTGTGCCGCATGAATCACTGCCTTCGAGCATCTGTAACAGATGTTCAGTGGCAGCGAGTCAGCCTTTAGCTCCGCCTGAAGCGTTTCCATGGCTCGGGCATCTGCCCCACGGAAGCCATAGATGGCCTGATGCACGTCGCCTACACATATCGCCCTTTCACCCATCTTGGTGGCAAGGGCAATCTGTGCGGGGTTAAGGTCTTGGACTTCATCCACTAAAGCCCACATTGATTTCGGAATCAACATGTCCATTGCTAGGGGGACATATATCATGTCGTCGTAATCAATAACCTTCAAACGCGATCTGCCGATTTGCCAGACAGCTTGGAGCTTCTCCTGTGCCAGCTCCACGTCCTTAGGCAAATCGATACCGTAGTTGAGGGCCATCTCAACCACGTTCTTTGGAAGCTTGTCTTTGGTGTGAAGATGACTCTTCAAAAGGGAACACATCCTAAGCACGAAGTGCTGGATACTGTAGCACTCCCTCTTGGTCATTTGAGAGTCATTCTTGAAGTCGTACACATCGAACTTCAAGATGTTCTCAAGCTTCTGTGCGTTCACCTTCACCCAGCCATGCTTCCGAATGATGCCGAAACCAAAGCTGTGCATCGTGGTCGATTCCACCCATGACGGCAGCCTGCGGGCCAGTTCCTCTGCGATGGATTTGTTGAATGACATGGCACGTGTCGGCTTGCCAACGAGCCCCTCACTCTGCGTAAGAAGCTCTAGGGTCTTCGTCTTTCCGCTGCCCGCTAAGGCGTTAACGATAAGGTTACCGGTCCGCTTTGTGGGCCAGTCAAGAATCGCTTTCTGATACACACTAGGTTCCATAGAGTTACACGGCATCATTTAGGAAATGCGACCGTGCCTTTGCTTTAGGGTCTTTGAATCTGCCAATACGGACTTCAACGGGAGTTTCTTTTGAGGTGAAGTACAAGCACCCGTTACGTATCCTGTACTTACCTATGGTCGTCTGGGCCTCAAGAGACGCTCCAACGGTTACCCATTGGAGCGTCTCCTTGTCTTTGAGGCGGTAGTTCTCAAAGGATTCGGTCATTTTGATTCCCGAATCACAAGACCTCTTGGGATGCGGTCCAGACCACTGACACGTTTGAAGTTCGCCCGGACCTCCTGCTCCGTGCGGCCCTTGATGTACCTCTGGATAACCAGCTTGCCATCGGGCCACTGGCAGGTGAAATCCTTCACCGGCAGGTTGTTCGTAATATACTCCTTGCCATCCATCCGGAGAGCGATGATGCAATCCAGATTGATGGACCTGTAGCAGGTGACGCCAATGTCGATCTTGGCATCCTCGGTAAGCTTGCCGGGGGCCTCGGCACACTTCTGGTTGAACAACTCAACATCAAAGACATGCAAAATATGGTGGTCCTCTTCCACCTGCTTGGGATCAAAGGCAGCCGTACCCTTGACGTACTTGCTCACCCCTTTCCGGCAGGTCATTTCGCGAATCTCTCCGTTGGTACGCTTGATGAACGTAACGTGGAAGATTTTGCTGTTGTCGTACTCTTTCAGAAGCCTTGCCGCGGTTGCATTAGTGATCTTTCGCATTGAGAGCCCTCGTAGTAGAGATTTTCAATTCAACAGTGTAGAACCAAACGCCGGAATCCTTTCTAACCTCCTTATGTATAAGTTCGCTGATCTTGTTAATCACCTCTTGGGACAGTCGCTGATCCTCGGTGACCAGCGGAACCCCCAAGGGGCAGTCACTTAGTTTGACACTGTAGTCCAACATGTTACCTACCGAAGTAAAGAACACCCTTGGTTACGCCGTTCTGACTGGCCTTGCCGATTTCCTTGGGGCGGGGTCCCCGGGATTTCTCGTGCTTGGCTTTCTGTTTGTGTGTCCGTGGCTTACTCACTTAATCCACCTCGATTTCATGGCTTTCCGAAACTGGTACGATTTTTCTCCATGCCTACGGAAAGCCTTCCAAGCACGAAGTTCTGCCTCTTGTTTGAACCGTTCACGAATTGTCATTTATAGCCCTGTAAATGATGAACATGATCCCCATAAAGACGCCACCAAACATCAGTATATCAGGCATTCCCCAATACTTGTGCAGTATAAGGAGATACGCTATCCAAATCGCCGCAACTATCATTGTTTTCACACGACCTCCTTGATGGGCTCCAATGGGCCTGTAGCTGTTCCCTCCACTTTGATTCCGGAATCTTTCAGCGGTACAATGACCTTAACCGGCTCCTTCAAAAGTTCTACCAGCAGGCTCTTACCCTCGCGGGAAGGTCTGACCACCTTGAGCCCGTACACAGGCACCTGCACACTGTTCAAGCCATGCTTCCTAAGAATGGCATGGCGGGCCTTGGGTAGCAGAATGGCTTTCCAGCCATAGGTGCTTTTGTCCGCAATGCCTCGGGCGTACCAGCCAACAGGCGTACCAACCAACGATGGCACATAGATAAGCCCATACATGAAAGGCTCCTTGCCGTCGTGCAACTCAATGATGATCTTGGCAGGCGATCCATCGAGGGTTTTAAGGTGAACCCCCTCGTTCGGGGGCGTGTTGATTGCTTTGTTAAAATCCCGTTTCCAATCGGTAGACGACATATTATCCTCTTGATGGTGGTGTTACAGTTCATACAGTTCCTTGATTCGTTTCTCTAGCTTTGCACGTATCGTTTGGACGTACTGTCTAGAAATTCCAATCGCTTTAGCAATGTCACTATCAGTATATCCACGAACACGCATATCGATGATCTTGCGATCCACGGGAGTTATGCAAGCACTCTCCAGCAATTCGCGAGCAACGATCTGTTTTTCGTGGGAAAAGATTTCAGCATCACCTTTGTTGGTTATGGTTGGAGGTTGAAGCTTATTGCGTCTCAGGGTGCTATAAGGAATAGGTATAACCCTATCCTCCGCCATGAACTCACTGAGAGCCGAGTGTACTGCTGAAATTATATACGGTGTAATGTTGTCGTTAATAAGCGTATGTTGGGCACGCTTAACAGCCTGAACGACTGCCAGAAATGCTACTGACACCCATTCGTCGTCAAATCTCCCTTTAACAGTCACATATCTGCCAACAATCTGCATCGCAATCGCCATGTGACCTACCACGATACGATGAATAACGGAACAGTCTCCGTTACGAAGACGCTTCGTCAGGTTAAGGATATCTTTTTCACGGGGAGGTGCCACCTTTAAGCAGTGTTTGTAGCTTGTGGCACGTATCCTACGGCCTTTAAGATTCACTGATTCCTTCGTTTTCTTCGATGGCGTGTATAACCACCGCGGCTACCCATGACGGTACTGTCCCATCCGGACGCCGGAGATTGTGTTCACCAATAACAATCTTCACAATCTCTTGCGGAGAATGGTATTGGGCTCGCAATCGCCGGACATCTTGAATGAGTTGTTCCATGCGTTTTACCAGCATACTTCCTCCTTTTAATTATAATTCGATGATGCTTATTGTGCTGAACTGATTCCGGAATCTTTCATCCGGTACATTGCCTCCGTCAATGTGACTAGCGTTCCAGAGGTAAAGCCACTTACATGTTCCGGGCAAAGCATCCACAATGCCTGCCACGGTTTCACCAGAGCATACCAGATCATCAATGATGGCGTAATCACCGTCCAAGGGAACGACGGTTTCAACCTTTGTTTGTGCGTGCTTTGACGTAGTGCCATTACGCACTATGACCAGTGGTATGCCCGTTTTGTATGATACGTTAGATGCTATAAGCAGTCCGCTGATTCCCGTACATGCAATGTACGATGGCCTCACTTTCATTGCTTTTGTGATGCTATTGACGATGCCGCGGGGATTAATCAAAGCCTTGGTAAGGTAGTCAGACGACAAGCTCGACACTCCGTTGTTCCGTGGTGGACATGTGGTTCCTCTTTTTAGAAATCGGGTAAGAGGTCATTCCAAGCTTCGCAACGAGTGTAACGTGCGTCCCTCTCTTGAGCGAGATTTTACGCACCAGCTTCGTGTCGCCTTGTATGCGGAAAGGGCGATTCATGTGAAAGTGAGTCTTTAGGGCTGTGAAGCCTTTGATATGTTCGGGGGCTATAAGAGTTAACATCCTTGTTTCCTTCTTAAAAGGGGTAGGCCCTTGGAACCCCCAAGGGCCTCAGTACAAGCAGTAAAGTTGTTTCAAGTCATGGTACACCTCAGAAATGTCTCCTACGGGCACATTGACTATGCGGAGGAAATGTCTATTCGCTACGGCCAGTGCATCTTCATCTCCTTAGATTCCAGAATCAACCCACCTCGGCTTCAAAAGCCGCACCATCACACCACAGCCGCACCCTCTTCCCTTTGAGGGAAGCAGGACCGTGCAGCGTCAGCGGCACGTTTTCGGGAAGCGGGTTGGCCTTCAAGGTGGTTTCGCGGTAACACGGGTTAAGACGAACAAGTTGCTCCAGCCTCTCCACCGTTAAGGAATCATCGAAGTACCACTCAGACAGGTTTTCGCTACGCCGCTGTATGCGTTTGTCTTTCGTGCGGTACTCGGCCCAGTATCCGTTATCCTCCTTGTACCGCCATGACCGCTCCTGCTCCGCAGGTACCTGCTCCGCAGGTACCTGCTCCGCAGGGGGCAACCGGTCAAGGTATGCCTTGGCGATTTTGCTTATACGGTCTGCGGCAAGATCATTTTCGCCGCAACCGTACTTCGCTTTCCATGTGGAGCCGTGAAGTCCGCCTTGTGCGATAGGGGCTTCCCAATCCCACACCATCTGTACGAACCGCCGCATCTCGGCCATCTGTTCCCGATACGTCGCATTGCTGCGTTGCTTCAAATCCTCAATGGCATTGGACACGGCACGCATATTGTTGGCGAGAACAAAGTAACCGTCGGACCCGAACAGGGAATTGTTGGCGTGTCGCACGATCTCACGTGCCTCGTCACGTTCAGCAATTGCCTCGGCCAATCTTGCCCGCAGGTCGGCAACCTCCTTGGTTTCGGCCTTCAGCTTGACTCTAAGGTCATCGACTTCATTGAAGAAGGTCGTAGCATCCCGGCTAAAAACGTCCACCTCAGGAAACCAGAACGTGTTAGGTGAGAAGCGAACACGGACCGTCTTATCGTTTCCATCGTACTCAATAACGGTACCACGAACCAGAACAGCGTCGTCTTTCTTGAACATTGTCATTTCCTTAGTAAAAGATTCCAGAATCAAAAGCAAGTGGGGCTCCTTCACCTAGAGCCCCGTGAGCACCGGTGCCAGCTCCGGTCCAAGTTAGATTACAAGCGTTTGCATGTAATCCCAAAGTTCCTTCAGGTGCTTGTCACGTTCAGCAATAATATTGCTAAGTAACCCGCCCTTGTTTTCCATGGCTTTGTCGATGATTTCCACCACTTTAACGGCTTCATCCTTAGTGAGGTAACGCTGCTCGTAGCCCCACTTATTGTTCATAATGAAACCGATGAACTCCCCGCAACTCGCCACGGGGATATGTTCAAGGTCGGACCAGTCAACGTCCCGCCAGTACCACCCGATGTAGGGCACCCGCTTGCTATCGTCCTTATCGGCACAGCCACTGATGAATGTGTTGTACTCCGCGTTCAACATGGCTGACCGAAGCACTTCCGGGTCCGTTGCCAGTAAGTTGCTCACACGTTCTGAGTAAGTCATTTTACACCTAAAAAGGTTTCCAAGGCGTCGAGGGTCCAGTTCTGAAAGTCTCGGGTACAATCATTGGCACCCGTCACATGGTGGCAGATTTCCTCAAGGATGGTCACACGTTCCTCGCGACTCCCCAAAATGCGTTGGTTCACGTGAACAGTTCCATCCTTATAGAACCCGTTTATCGTGACGCTTTCTTCAGAGCCGGTTTGCGTGAACACCTTGAGCTTGGGGCGGCTCTTGTTGTTCACGAGACGATTGATAACTAGCCTGTGGTAGAGCTTCTCGAAGGTGTCTTTGGTTTCCGTGGGCGGATCAATGAAGTCGAGCCCGTCTTCCTGCGAAGTTACTAAGACATCATTGGCACGCTTAACACCGAGCTTGACCAGTGCATCGAACCACTCGTAAGCCTTAATGTACACCGGGGTATACCCACGCTCTGAGAGGCGACTGACCTCTTGGGCAACGTTGCATATGACACCCTTGGGTCCATGCATAAGATCGAAGGTACGCTTCCACGATACGTCAAAGTCCATGTATGACGTAAGACGACTAACCTCGGCAACCTTGTCATGGTCGGCAACAGCCTTCAAGATTTGCCGTTGGATGATTTCGTCGTCGCACTTGGAAAGGATGTGCGACATACCACAATAAGCGGTGTACGGGTCAACGCTGCGTGACTCCGTCATTTTGAGGTCTTTGATGCTGTAATCAAACATGGAAGCCATCGACACTTCCTGAACGAAGACTCCCTTGCAGAAAATGTTCATTCTGTCCGAGAACATTTTCTTAATGATGGTTTCCCTTGGGTTCCAGCCGCCTTGCATGAACCGCAGCTTACGATCAATGGTTTTCATTTCCGCTTCAGGGCCACGCAAGATAACCTTGGTTTTTCCTTCGCAGGGGGAATCATCCCCGAAGAAAAGTTCGCCTTCGTCGTAGGCGTTGCAGATGATTTCCCTCAGGATTTGCCAGTCGCTGTTCCAGTCCCTCTTACCTAGGTCCGGGCTGAAGCCCATGCCGTGCCACGTATCCGACGGGAAACTCTTGGTTCCCTTACCGACAAGCATGAAGCAGACTTCGTTCTGTCCATCGATGTCCTGAATACTGAATTTGATTCTGGTATCAGAACCCGAAAGGATTTCGATGGTGTAGTTCTTCCTCAAACACAAGGCAATGGTTTCCTTGAGCCCGGTACCGAACTGGCCGATCTGGTCAGCCCGCTTGCGGCTCTGACCAAGCAAGCGAACACCATGTAGGGGGATTTCACCTTTGTTAGAAACGACGATCATTCTGAATCCTTTACAGTAACCTTGAGCAATGTAACACGTGCCGCGTGAATGGTGGCAACAGTTTCAACGATCAAAAATTCGCCTTCGATATCCTTTTCCTTGAGATGATTCTGGACAGCGTTGATGGCTGCCTCACGGGTGAAACTACTAACAAGATCGGTTATATCACTCCTTACAAAAATTTCATCGTTATCATCGTCCGTTGTTTCATAGAGAACAAGTATCATGGTTTCACCTACTCGATGTCCCATCTGGGATTCTGAATAGAACACTCGCCGGGGAGCCCGGCTGGAAGTACAGCCTTCGCATAATTGGCAACAGCCTTCTTTTCTGAACTAAGAACATCCTGAATGTAATGTTCAATTTCCTCGTGGTCCATATCTTCAGGAATATGGACCTCGACACTGAGAACGAGTTTGCAGTACATCTTCATGGTTTCCTCGCAACAAAACGAAGCCATTTAGGACCGATGGATGTCTTCACATGGAAGGCACCTAGCTCATATGAATCGCACACTTCAACCACGAATTGCTGCCGCTCCGGCACGTTGCCCGCGACGGTGGTTTCGCGGTAGCATTTCGTTTGTTCAATTTGTTCAATCGTTGTAAAGACTTTTTTCCAGATCGGATTTATGCTTTCCTGATACCACACCTGCGTGCCATCGAATCGGTATTCCGCCCAAAAGTCTTTATGGTCAAACCGCCACTCCCGCACCCGCTTCGGCTCGGCAGTCGCGGGCTTGACCTCTGGCGGCCCATCGTGGCATCCGCACCCCGCCGGGTGTTCGTGCGAGTGGCATTTAGCCGCAGTCGTCGCATACTCCGATTTGTCCTCTGCAGGCAGCTTGGCGAGGAGTGTAGTGGCGGCTTTGCCTATAAGATTTGCGGCAAGCTCATTCGCATGACACCCGTACTTCTTTTTCCAAACTGAGCCATGAAGACCTGACGGGACAGGCTCTTCCCACTCAAAAACCATCTGTACGAAATTCCGCACCTCCGGCATCAGCGCCCGCAGCGTCGCGAGTGCCGCTTCAGCTTCCTCAGCCCGTTTTCTCCAAAGTGATTCCGGAATCATAACTCACCTATCTAAAAGAATTTTGTAGTGCCTACCGTCAACGACCTTTTCAGTGTCTCCGGTCCAGTATCCTTTGACAGCGACACGCTGCCCTTGTTTGTTGGTGTAATAGTCACTTCTCAGGGTACGAAAGTGCCTCCGTACAGGATGCGGTGCATTAACCCCATCCCCCTGTATACCGAAGCGCTCACGAATTTGCTTTGGATAAAGCAAAATATAGTTGGGCCTGTCCTGTGCCCGAGGAATCTTGGCGCTTGTTAAAGGGTCACGCACCCTGCGAGGGGTTGACTGTACGATGAACCTATCAGGGGTGTTGAAGTACATAATCTCCTGATAAGCCGTTTGCACGTTACGCACAGCCGCTTGCTGCATGACCTCGTCATGTTTGTCGATGTTGGCCACTTCACCCGTTCGCAAGCTACCGCCTAGGCACCTATCGATTTCGATGTGCGTCCAGAGGGACACATCACTGATCCTGAAGCCCTTCACCCGGCCAAAGCACAGGGACCAGATTCCGTAGTCATTGATTCCGGAATCAGTCTTGCTGTCTAGGAGAACAAAATCCACAAAGTAACGTAGTCCATCGATGCCACTCTGGTTTTCGGTGGAATCGATCAGCATTGTACAGCCGGTTTCATCTTCGATGGTCACGTTCCTGAATGGCAGGAAGAACTGTTCCTCGAAGAGCGACACTTGGTCCGGGGTGTAGGACTGGGGGAGTTGCTTACTGTTCAGTGGAAACAGGAAGAGCTTGGTGTGTCTTAAAAGACCCTCCTGATTTTCTAGGTGGTTGCTCTCTACGACCTTGCATAGTGCGTCGAATTTCATGGTATCTCCGGTATCCGTGGGAGGGCATCCGTTCCGGGCGGGCAATTTTCAACATGTAAAAGACCGACGAGCCGTGTGTAGGGTTCCTTGGCTAAGGTTTTTTCGATCAGTTTCAGGTCGAACTTTTTACCCTCACACGTGAATAAGAAAACAGCATAACCATCTATACCCAACATAAGTGCAGCAAACATCATGGTTAATCCTTCAAAGCATTGTAAGCGGCCAGAATCAAAGCCTCTTTATATGTAAGCCTAGCAGGTGTCATGGTTACGTAGTATTCATCCACGGCCTTACGTGCATTACCGGTTACCCGCATCGTATCCATGTAATCCTCTAGGGGTTTTTCCGTGGCAAGATCATACACCTTTTTAGCCTTATCGACATCTTCATAGTATTGATCTTTACGTGGTGAAAGCTTTGTAACGATCCACCCTAGGGCTAGTTCAGCTTCAAATGCCTTGAGACAATTTTCAGGGGTGACCTCGACTTCCTCACCAAAGATGTTGCGGAAGATGTACAGGGCCGAAGCACACGCCCCAAGTGCCCTCAACTGGTCATAGGTAATCTTCATTGTAGAGCCTCGTAAAGAAACTGTGCCTTAGCCTCTTGGTACGTTTCATGTGCCTTGGTTGACGCCATATAGTACGTGGTGGCGTCTATGTCGCCAACGGCCCAACGTCTGTGGTGCTTGTCGATAATATCGTCGCAGGCTATTAAGGCTCGGTTAATTTGGTGCAAATAGCGTCTTGCCCGCAAACGATTAATACTTTTCATGAACCACACAACGTCTAAGCCTTCCTGAACAGCTATTAGGCAACTTTCGGGTGTAACTTCGACCTCGTCGCCGAAGATACGCTCGAAGTTTCCCAAGGCGTTGAGACAGGCATCCATGTCAAGCAGCATTCGCAACGTCACCTTCATGGTAGCTCCTTTGATACCCGAATCAAAGTAGCATAAGCAGCCTGAGTCTTGGCCTCATGCAAAGCGGCCCTAAAAGGAGCCGTAGCCGCGTAGTATTTCTCCGATGCTTTGTTTGCGTTCTCGTGATTGCCGATTGCCTTGTAGTAGTCGTTAATATGCCCCGTAATGGCCTCGTTGTACGCTACATAGGCACTGTGAGACACTGACCAATATGTCGTCAAAGGCTCTTGGAATTTTTGAATAAGCCAAGTCAGGCTTAGGCCAGCATCATATGCCTTGCGACAATTTTCAAGGGTAATCTCGGCCTCACTACCGAAAATCTCTTGAAAAGTATCCAAGGCGTCGGAGCAGGCACCGAACTGATCTAGCTGTTGATAGGTAATCTTCACCGAAGCACCTTCCTCTCATAGACCGTAAGGGAGTCGTGAATATAGTCCCACGTAGGAATGTCCAATTCTTCCTTAACTGTAAAGTCGTATTCGAGCATGTGGAAGAAATTGTAGTCCGCACAACACCCACCCCGGCCCTCGCCAATGTAAATGACATGGTTCATGGTGGACAATCGCTTGAACCACTTCAGCGTATGATACGGCCACGTTGCCAGATACGAGGGCCAGCACATGAACAGATTTCTGTCTCGGTACCTGTTAACGGCTTCAACGCCAGTCAACTGTTCCATGGGCAGGTACGCTTTTTCGAAGCCGTACTTGTTACCCACCTGAACAGGCTCCGTGGGATAGATGTCCACGCCCCTGAGCCGCAGCAGGTTGGCCCAGTAACCCGTACCTGCTCCGACTTCAAGCAGAGGCCCGTACCTACCTAGGAGGTTCAAGGCTTCCATGCAAGGTATCGCGAAGCTCGTTTTCTTCACGGTGTCGCGGCGGCGTTCGTAGTCGCTCATCAGCTTGTCTGTACGGTAATCTGATACTGGAATCATTTTCATGCTCCAAAAATAATGGGGACGGGCACCGCGAAGGTGCCCGTTAGTGCTCTCAGATCAGGATTCAAACGAATCTGTGGAAGCACGCCCCATGGCTCATTATTATGTGCCATTATTATGTGCCACGACGCCGTTTCACACGAAACGCATTAACGTCGGGCCAGTTAGAGAAGATCCGGGCACCTAGTGCCACGGCTTCGTCGGCGGTGTCTACCTTTGTTGGGGAGTCTTGCCACTTGTTGCCTACCCTTACGGCGACAACTAAGCGGCCCTTGGCGTCTCGCTCCAGCTTCTGAAGCTCATCACGCGATTGGTCACATGCAGTATGTACGTTCATTTGGCTACCTACTAGGTAATGGTCTCCATTCGCAAGTTAAGGTTTTGCAGAGCTTCCTTAATCTCTGCCCGCTCTTTCATCAACGACGCGATAAGGGTTCGATGTTCTTGGTTAGCCAATTCTTCTAAGGCCATGTTCTCGGCTAACGAAGCATGGACCTTTTGAATCTCTTCCGCGAGCTTGCTTACCTCCGTGTCGGACAAGGGATTCAATGCGTGCGTCAGCTTGACTGTCTTCGCCTCAAGGCGTTTGGCAACCTGTAACGCACCCCGGTGACTGTAGTGCTTGGCGTCCCCAATCGACGACCTAAAGACCGAGCCGTCGTAGTACGTTTTGATACCGGAATCAAAACGCCTCAGAACCCAAATCTTGTCAAGCTCGGTGTCAAGCTTTTTGCTGTAGTCAAGCTTGACCTCGTGAATGTTGACAAACTCTGGTTTCTTGCGTCCGTCAGGCTGGATCGTCACACGCTCATCGCGGATACGCTTGACGATACCTTTGAAACCACGAACGATTACGGGGTCACCAACACTAACCATCTTAGCTCTCCTTGCTTGGGTCCGTTTTGTAGGGTTTGATGTCGTCGGGCGTGTAAGTGTTCTTGTAGGGTGCTACGAAGGATGTCCTGAAACCACAGAAATGTCCCACACCAACGACATCAGGGAAACAGTTGTGGTGCTCTACCAAGGTTACCTTGGCACCGCCCGGAAGAACAACCTCGGGCTCACCGTTGCATAGCTTGGTGAAAGCTTCCCAGTAGTCCGCTTCGAGGGCATAGGCTCCATAAAATACCCTCTCGGGACACTTAGGGTTGATGCAAGCATACTGAAACGTTACAAATTTGGCTGCCATGGTACTACCTTACGAGGGGTGTTGGGTACGGTCGTCGTCCAACGAAACGGTGTCATCTGATTCTGCCATCAAATCTTCAACGGCAGCCTGACGGTCAGCGTCAGTGAAGTTCATGCACGATCCGACGCATTTGCAGTGTCGCCGGATGGCCGTGCCTACCTCGGTACCTTTCTCAAGATCCCAAATAAGCACCTTGACGAGGTGGTTGGGGCACTGGTACAGTTCGCCCCTGTAGTAGATGTTCCTCATGGTCACTCCTTAAAAAGAAACAGTAAAAAGACAGTAAAAAAGGTCAGAGGGCCCGCATCTCTCTATTACCCGGGACGTTTTCTACCCGGCCCTAACGGGGGCGCGTCGTTCCCTCTGACTGGTTCAAATTGATACCGGCATCACAATGACGGGTTCGGGGTTGTAGTCAAACACCTGAAAATTGTCCATGGTCGTACCGAAGAACTTATCATTGCCAAGGTCAAAGAACGGCGAACCGGGCTTGGGCCTTGCAAGGTACTCTTCCACGGCGTCCACCTGATTCACGTAAATGTGAGCATCCACGGTGTTGTGGGTGAAGGTGCCAACCTTGTACCCAACATGGCGGGCAAAGAGGCGTGTCAAGGTGCTATAGAACTGCACATTAGCAGGCACACCCACCGGGAAGTCACAACTGCGTTGCGTCAGCACACCATGCAAGGTCTTGTTCCCGTCCACCAACACCTGATAGGTGTAGTGGCACGGCGGCAACGCCATCATGGGTAACTGTGCGGGATTCCACAAGCTGAACAGGTTCCGCCTACTATGCGGATCATGTTCAAGGAGGTCCAGCATGTAGATCAACTGGTCGAAGCCTTGCCCGTGGTAGTTGCTCAAACCGTTGACATACGTGGCACCGAAGTGACGCAACTGAAACCCGTAGATGGGGCCAAAGTCGCCGTTGGGATACCCGTACCTCTTACATAAGGCAATGTACCGTGGGTCCTCTTCGTTGCACCACCGGCCCCAAAACTTGCAGCCCAAGGCTTCAAGGGCCTGATTCATGGTGCTGCCCGAGAGGAACCAAAGCAGTTCCGCGAACACTGACTTGGGAAACATCTTCCGGCCCGTTAGCAACGGCAGGTGACCCGTGCTTAGGTCATAGGTGCAACTGATTCCCGGAATCATAAGTGTCGGTCCGGCTCTGGTGGGTGTTATTACTCCTTCAGTAAGAATCTTAGCAAGGGCATCATCATACGGTTCCATCAAATACATGTGGACTCCTTAAAAGGGTCGGTCTTCGTCTATCTGTTCGTCTGTTTCATAGTTGGCATCAATGAAAATATCTGAACGGTATTTGGACATGATCGCCTTCTCACACGCCTCACTACCGCATGTGCAGTCAACGTAGATGCCACGAGCATCATGGATCGGCTGGAGGTAGGACACTAGTTCCTTACATACCGGACATTGCTTAAGCATAATAATCTCCATTAAAAAGAGGGAAAAGAACACGGCGGGAGTCGAACCCGCACCGTTCCCCGTTAGGGGAGTTATCTCCGAGAACTACGTGCTCTTTGATTCTGCGAATCAAATTCTGCGATCTGTGGTTGCAAACCACACACAACCCAACGGGTTGCTCACAACGTAACATCATCTTCAGGCTACTCATTACCTTGGTAGCCAAACGTGTATCACAATGTGCCACCCTTCGGGGTGCAGCGTTTGCCGGGGGCTCGTTAAGCCATGTCACACCGCTTTACTTCACGTTTGATTAGTTACTCGATTGAAACCTGTTACTAACGTTGATTCCGGAATCAGGTTGCATCCCTGTTCCAATCCTGTGCAAGGGCTCGATAGAAGCATTTTACTTTTCGCTACCACGTGTTATCCATCTGGCGTGCTTCCCAGCAATCACTGCATGGTGCACTTATGACTTCAAACCGTATCTTTTCCAGACTTCATTAACGTCATCACGACGGTATGATTCCGGAATCAACCTTGCGGGTCACGGCGATTTTCATTCTCATTCTACCACCATATCACAGGTATGGGGGACTTCCCTATCCTAGCCTAGGCTAGGTTTCGGTTCCAATCTTACTCTCAATTGTCAAAGAACATTGATGCCGGGAATCAAAACGAATAACTCAGGAATCGAATCAAATTTGATTCCCGAATCACCGCTCCGTTCCCCACCAGTAGGTTACCACCTTCTATATGGTTTCGCAAGTCACTTTCCAAAATATTTTGATGGTCGAATTTGATTCGATTCCGCAAAATCACGTTTTGATGCCGGGAATCATATACAGATAGTGTTCGATGGTCCAGTCGTGAAGCGACCAGACCTTCCCAAATGTGGGGTTAATGATTCGAGAATCAATCTTGGCAAAGGCGTGACGCTTACCGTCACGGATAGCGAGCACGATTCCGCGGGTCTTATCAAACACTCTATGCAGGTGGTCTACCTTAACCGGCATCAGCTTTCCACCATGAAAGAATATTGGCTGGGCTTCAACCCATACCATGTGGAACCCATGATCGTAGGCAGCCTTAATCAGCTCTTGGGGGTGGAAGCCACGCCTGCCATCAGGCTCAGGCAGTTCAGGTTGGACGATATCGGAACCATCATGCCCGATAGCTTTGATTACGGAATCAAATGTTGAACCCAGTAGGATCGCTAGGGCTGTCGGCATACACGACCACCTGTTTGGCTGAATCATATAGCTTTCGGAAGTACAGCTTCCCTGATTTGCCGAGCCAATGCGTGCAAAGCGATCCATTTCGGTGGATGTTCTTCCAATTACCCGCCCATCGCCAGTTAAGTCTGTGCACGTACACGGGGTGCTGCTTGGTTGCTCGGAGGAAGACATGCTCATCGTGCTCACCATCCTTACGGTTAAGGTTTGCCCACAGATCCATCACGGGATGCTTAACGTACTTGAATATGCCGCTGTTCCACGTGCCTGTGTTGAGTTGTGCAGCAAACTTGAACTTGTCATAAGCACTAACGTCCCCATGGACCTGTGCATCAATGTCCAGCCACAGGCCACTATCACCCGGTATCATAAGCATGGCTACAGGCTTCAGCATAAGCAGGTCATACACGTGGGTACCCTTAGGGGCACCGGGATTCACGATAACGCCACCCGCTGCCTCGACCTTTTCCTTTCCTTCAATGGTGAGGCCAAAGTCAGCAAATGTAAAAGGCATGGTTGGGTTGAACTTCCTAAAAAAGAATATCCATGGATCGAGCAGCCATTCAAGCTTGTGGTTGCATCCCGTTACTACACGCATGTATTTCTCCAGAAAAAAGGGCCACCTGATTCCGGAATCAGATGGCCCGCAGGGTTACTTGATAGGACACGCACCGCCAGCACACTCAACCATATTCAGGTCACGGAGTTTCGTATCGATGATCCGTGTGATCGGCTTCGTGGCCGCCTTAATACCGTTGTAAGTGTCTTCGGTGATTTCTTCATACGGTGCTTGAACGAATCCATGGCCTGTGTGCCGAAGCATGGAGGTGGATTTCATGTTCTCGTTATAGTTCTTGCCCAGCCAGTGTCTAATTGCCGGCAATTCCTCATCCTTGAAGTAGACCGTACAGGAAACACTGTTATCGGCCCAATACGTCTGTAGCCACTTCTGGTACTCAAGCTGTTTCACGGCACTAATTTCATGGGCCGTTAGTGCGGGCGACTTATCCACGAACGAAACAACCATGGTGGTCCAATCCTTAGAACCATCGTAGTTAATGGCTGGTTCAGCCGGGAACCCGTGCGACTCGCACATGGCTACCAAAGGATCATCCGAAGCAAACCGGATACGCCGAATGTAGTGCTTAGCGAATGCGGGATGCACTCCGGGCGTTACACCCGGCAACAGGCTAAGCGTGCCTGAAGGCTTAACGGTGGTCATTTTGATGGAACGCTTAACACCGATCTGTCGGCTATATGTTTCGTCGAACTCTTCGAGAGAACGATACACATTATTGAAGATGGTTTCATTCTTCAGGTGCATGGCCTGCAAAAAGCCTGTAACACTGATACCGAGCCGATGGTTATTGGAAACGACCTCATTGACTCTGGAATCAGAAAAGGGATATTTGCTGATGGTCTTCGTGAACATAAGGCACAACCGGGCAGCCGCGGTGAATTCTTCCTCGTTGGCAATGTTGGGCAAGAAAATCTCTGCAAGATTACAAGCCTCATATGCCTCAAGAGTAATTTCACCGCAGGGGTTCATACCAATGACCCTAGGATCGGGGCGATAATCCTCCCCGTCTATGATCCGCCCGTAGCGTCGAGCGTTGTATTGATTGAATAACCCGAAGCACTCCGAAACACTGTCACCTTTGGCATCACGTTCGGTGTAATTTTCCCAGAATATTGGAGGTAGCTCCCGGAGGTCGTCGGTCGAAACTGTATTATTGCTCATGGCTCGCCAGTTAGGTACTCGCATACCTTTCCGGCCCCATGCCTTCGAGTTCAGGAACGCAGTATCCTGCGGTGATCCGATGGCGATTTCGGCTGATCGCCGGACATTTCCTGCGACGACGATTCCACCGATGATGTTCTGGATGTCCAACGCATCGATGGGTCGTAGCTTCTCATTCTGGCGATTAGAAAGGATCGCAGAGATGTTATGGATACCTTTGACAAGTTCTTCCGGGCCACTCGCAACACCTCCAAAGCCGCTTATACGTTGCCCTTTGGGGCGGACACATATCGTACTGTACGTGAAGCCTTTGCCCGTGTTATAGTGAGCATCAAGCGTCATATGCAAAAGCTTAACCCAGCCTTCGCGGTTATCGGGAACAATGAAATCAACGTCAGCCTCATCGACACGTTTGATTTCAGGATCAAAACGTATAACAGGCAAGCTGTACACCATCTCAGGTGTCATATTGAAACCGACACCACCACCCAGCATAAGCTGATTCATGGTGAACGTAAATGGCCTGATGGGTTCATTGATCGGCACCAGCCAACAATTCTGGAGGCTATCGGCACCAACCTTGCGAACGGTTTCTGTTCCAAGTTGCCACAATGCTCTACCTGAGAAGCAAAGCTTCAGGTTGAAAACGTAGTAGAACATTTCCTCAACGTCTTCCTGTGTGACGTACATGTCCAGATCATCCACAAGCCCTCTCAAGCACCTGTAGATGGTCTGCCACCACTCTTCAGTGATTCCGGAATCAGTCATACGAGCGTAAGTTCGCTTATATGTGATATAACCTACAGCCCCGAACGGTACGCTGCGATTACGATAATCTTCAACAAACGACCAATTTATACTCAAAGAAACCTACCTCGCATAACGGCTAGGAAGTGGTACCAGTTTTCTGGCGACATCAATTTTGCATAATCATCATCTGAAGCACCCGTCAAAACGTGTATTGGCAAACCGTGGGCACTTAGCTTAGGGAACTTAGCTAACTGTGCTTTCGTAAACGGTTCACCCTTACGTCTCGGGTCTTTCACTTCAATCAAACGTAATCCGTGGCCTTTGGCACCACAGAGCAAATCAGGCAACCCGTGCTGGTACTTATTACCGTGCAGCTTCTCGGTGTGCCAACCCCGGCGATGGAGCATGTCCCGTATCTGAGCCTCTATGATGCTCTCGGGACCATTACCTCCACCATGGCGAGGCTTAAATGGTTCCATTCTGATCCTCCATTAACGTGAGAAGCCCGAGGCATCTAATGGCATACTCAATATCACCTTCCTTAATGGCAAGGATGGCTGCTTCACGATAGTACGATTTGTTTTGCACCTCGATCAGCACTTTGTGCTTCCACTCCCTCAGGCTGAGCTTGTGCCGGTTGAACATTTGGTTCAGGGCTTTCTGGTTTGGGAGAACGGATTTCACGGATGTCGTCGTCATTGATAAGACCCTTTTTCTTCAGAATGATTACAGCATCATTCATCGTGTTAACCATGTGCACCATCTGTTGCACAACCGTTACAAGCTGATTGTGTGCTCGCCCAATGTTTGTGGTATCCGCCAGCAGGCGGGCCATAACACCTTGCGTTTCCTGAATCTGACGGTTAAGAACCTCTTTACTCGACATCTTCATCCTTTTTAGGTTTGGGTAGTGGTACCTGTTTGCGTTTCAAAAGAATCGGCCTAAGCGACCACGTTCTCTGTAAGAGCGAGGCTTGCTTACGGTAAAGAATCTGTTCTCGGTGATTAGTGATTCCGAGAACTTTCATACCTGTCCAAAACCTTGGTGGACACAGTTCATAGATACGCTTCATTTCAAGAATGGTAGGGCGTATCTTGGTCAAATATTTCAAGGCATCCAAGAAAAATGATTCCGGAATCTTTTCTTCGTATTTCTTCTCTAAGATTGTAGCGGCACTTTCAACGACGCCTGCAACCATGAGGATCGGCTTGTACTCAGCCATGATTTCAGTGATTTGACTCCGTAATACTTTCCTGTTATCCGCTACTTTTATCACGCGACCTCCTTATGGCTTCGATAAGTTTTTCTTTCGTCAAGCGAGTATAGTTGGGCACCGACGCACGTGCCGCGAGAAACAAAAGATGATCCCTAGATTTTGTACCTAGGTCGTCTTTCAGAATCTCGCGGCACAGCTTTTCCAAGGCCCTAAAGTCACCTTGTTCCACAAGGCTTGTTAACGTTTCCGGTGAAACAACATAAGCCCGTGAAAACATCTCACCCTTCACAAACCACTCAATCTTTCGGAGGTTGAGGATTTTCTGGTGGAGGGTCTTTTGTAAGCTGCTCAAGGGCTGCATCAAGATGTAGCTCCAGCACGCGGAAGTATTTCTGTAACGTCACATTGGCTTGGTTACGTAACGTTACTTCTCTTGTTGTTAAAGACCTATTTAACGACACTACACAGAGTGTATTTACCAGTTCAGTCAGCATTTGCATATTGAGTTGGTTCGGGTCCATTATTTGTCCGCCCAATTTCGGAGTGATGTATTCCACTCCATTTTGATGAGCGGAACCTTTTCCCGATAAGATTCAACAGTTTCATTAACAGTCCGCTTAATGTCTTCAGCGATGCTTGAAAGGCAAGGAGCCAATACTTCATCGTGGACATTGAACGGCACAACAAGCCATTTACCTGTGCCATATGGCTGGTGGTCCCAGACTCGGCGTTGAACATGCTTTGTGATGGCAGCCCCTGAAGCTTGGATTTCATGGTTGGCACCTGCACGCATGTTCGCGGCCTGAATCTGGAACGCAGCACCATAAAGGGCACTCTGCAAAGCACCGGAAACTGTTTGCATCTTTTCGCGGCGAACCACCTTCAAGGGAATGCTTCGCCACTCCTTAGGAGGTTTCTGACTAAGATCAAACAGTGCCCGACAGATTTTGTTTTCAAGCGTAAAGTACCTCTTGAAACCGGTTATCGACTCGATATAGTCTGAAGGTTCACGCCAAGTGATTTCTGTTCCCAAACCCTTGGGCTGTCGCATCGAACAGAACATATCGAAAATCCTAAGGCGGGCAACTCGCACACCCTCGTACTTCGCTTGGAAACGTTGACAAGCACCCCTCGCGACTTCAATGTCCACGCCAAGCTTTTGCTCGATGGTGTTTTCATCACCGCCATAGATTTGGGAAAACACGCCTTGTTTTCCCTTGGTGTACATATCGAAATCTGAGCCCTTGGAAAGCATGATATCCTGATACGTCTTGCCGGGGAATAGCTCCATAGCAAAAAGGGCGTGAATCTTTTTCTGGTACTTACCAAGATATTCATTGGGTTTTCCTTCCTCGGAACAAACAGGGCAAAGTGTAGACTCTTTACCTTTTTTATTCTTGTAGGGTGCAACATGTCCGTTGCCATTACACATTTCGCATACGTGCCACTCAGTAAGATCCTTACGCAGATTTTCGTCGTGGTAGACGGCTTCCGCAAGAACAACCTCGAACGAATCGAAGTCACCACCACTGAGTTGCATATCATCGTCGGCTAAGTCGAACATCCGTCTAACCTCTTTGGAATGGTTAATTCCTTGAGGATTAAGTCCATCGGAGCCGGACATACGACCAGACAATGCACCAATCACCACGAAGCTGGCATGGAATCGACCAGCTTGTAAGAGCTTGTCGTACAGTTCAACTTCTTTCTTACCACCGCGAGCATTCAAAACCTCCTTGGCCCTTACAGCGGCAGGGTGAATGATTCCGGAATCATCTTCCCATCTTGAGATAGCCTCAAGCATAGGCTTTTTGGTGGACGTTTTACCATCCCTGCCTAAGAGGGCAAGCTGTTCCGTATCATCCATGACGGCTGTAAGGTAGTCTAAAACACGTCGGGGATCTTTGGGGGCCGTTCGGGATTTCTTGAAGGCGTTGGCTCGAAGCTCTTTGATGCCTTCAAGATTAATCTTGAACCCTCGCCACCGCACAGCACCGACCATGCAGGCGAGTTCCGAATCATTATCCCCCGGCTCAGGCTTATCGAGGTGATAGTAGAGCCCGCGGGTATTCTTAACGTCATCTTCGGCGTAGCGGCGGCCGATGGGATTGTAGGCCCAGTAGCTAATATGCTTACGGATAACATCAGGCCATGCTCCTTTCCAGTTGCCGGGTTTTCCTATAGCCAAAGCAAAGGGTGCCCAGCCACATTCAACAGGGTATTCTTTACAGCCAACATCGCCCCAACGCAAGAGCGAGTTAGGATCAGCAATGCCAGCATGAACAGCTAGATTCTTCAATGAGCCCGAGGCAGCGAATTTGAGAACAACGTCTTTGAAATTAGGATCAATGATTCCCTTGCGAACGATATCATAGACTTTCCACTTAGGTGCGAACTTATCCTTCCTACGTGAAAAGTAGACATCGTCAATTTCAATACGGTTCTCAAGTTCCTCGGCCAGCTTATACGCTAAAACAGTTGGCACTTTGCGGATACGGATGTCTTTGCGATCCATGAGCGATTGATACTTGCCCTTACGAGCAACAAGCATCAAATCTAGGGCACGCTTAGGCTTTATACATAAGCGTGTCCGGGCCTCGGGCTCAAGCAAAGCGATTTCCTCGATATGGTCTTCAGGTATCCAGTCCCTTGGAACCATATCGAAGATATTGCGAAGCTTACTAATTTGGAACCAATCGAAGGCTAGATTGAACCCGCAAACATCTTCCTTAGCAATAGCATCCAAGAGGTCAACGGTATCGCCTACAGGCTGTTTCCAAGCATCATGCAATTTGATTTCGGAATCATTCTCAGCATATTGTAAAAGAGTTAATGGACCAGTCAAGCCACATGTCTCAGTGTCGATATAGAACATTCTTACCCTTACTCGTGGGTTAGTTCGACCTCTTTTGGTTCCGGAATCACAAATGCCGGATGCGTTTCACGGATAGCGTCTTCCAGTTCCTTGTCGGAGGTGCCACCGGCAGCCCACGCCAAAGCACGAGAATAAGGATTAGAACCGATGTTGTCCAAGATATAGTTACGCATGTTCGCAATCTCGGTCGTCGTGCGTTTCTTTTTCTCGTGTTTCTTGGGCGGCTTACGTTGGATGATGTTCAAGCTCTGTGCATTGGCAAGCCGTGTCTTAATCTGCTTCACCGTAGCATACAGTTCCTCGGGCTTGCGGATACCTGCTAACCGCTTCAGTTGATACTGATTAAGCAGACCGGCAGCCGCAACATCCTGAATATCCTTGGGAAGCGTGAGCAATGCCCAGCGTGCCTGAACCCAGCCGCCCGATTTACCTACCCTACGGGCGACCTCTTCACGGGGTACGCCAGCATACATAAGCGCTTCAAGAGCTTTGGCCTCTTGGAGAATGTTCAGGTCTTCACGCTTCAGATTTTCAGACAAATTCAATAGGCGTGCTTCGATATCACTCATGTGATTCTTGACAACTGCCAACACGGTCGGCAACTTCAGAATGATATGAGCGTAGGTACGCCGGAAGCCCGCAAGGAGTTTGTAACTCTTGCCTTTGATAAGCTTCTCGGACTCATTGTAAGGCATCACGACAACAGGCTGATGTTGCCCATTCGCCTGAATGTCTTTCGCAAGCTCCTCGACATCAATCGGAAGCAGCTTACCGCGGCAATTGAAATTATCGTCGATGTCAATATCGGCGATAGGAATGTTCATGGTGGCGATAGTAGCGTTGCTCATTGGTTTCCCTTGGGTTAGAACTCGAACTCTTCATCATCAATATCATCTTCATCAAATTCATCAAAATCCTCTTCATCATCCTCAAAATCTTCACCTAAAGCAGGATCGGTGAATTCGCCAGTGTCGAAAAGCTCGTCATCTTCTTCGAAGAACGGTCCCATGTTTCTTTTCCCTTTGCACTTGGGTCAACTTTTCTATGAACGCTTCAGCAACCGCCTTTGGCGGTAATCGTTCAAAATCATTCAACTTAACTCGTATTGCAAAGGAATAACCTTTGCCACCACCATGGATAATAACCATCGGTCCGCCTACCCCTTGGGGTTGGACCATAATCACTACCCGCAATTCAGGAAACACTTTCTCGATGCATTTGGCTACCTGAGCAGCCTTAACCTTGTCCAAAGTAATCCTCGTAATCAATAATGGGGTCCGCATCGTATAGGTAACTGAACGGAGGCCACGTACCCTTTACGATAGTACAGATACTTGCCTTGGGACATATCGCCCGGATCATGGTGTTACTTAGCTCGTCAGGCGGCCACTCAAGATAGTATCCGGTTATCCAAGCTGCAATATCGTTGGATGTTTCACACATGAACGCTATGCCCTTGGATCGGGCATGTAAGAGTATTGAAACCCACACCATACCTTTGTAATGGTCAGGCCCATTACCCATATCCCAAAATGCCAGATTAACACCGCGACTCTCAAGGTCACTTAGTAGACTGTCAACAAATGCAATGTTCTTGGGATGCATGGGATTAACATAGAAATTGGTATAGGGTCTTACAGAACCCATCTCAGTGTAACCACCCTTTATGAAAAGTTCATCACAAAGTATGAAGGGTGTTATGTTCGGATTAAGCAGCACACCGAAAACATCCAAACCCTCTGGCTTATAGAATGTCTTATACCAAGGAAGCGATGGAGGGTAAGGATTATATAGCTCGCTGTAGTCGTCACCCGGAGCCCACATTATGAAGGATTTGATTCCGGAATCAACGACTCTTTGAAGCTTCGTAGCAAGGTAAGGGGACCAATCATCACTGATTGTGGTTCCTTTGATCTTGCCTACGGCCTCGGGCACACCAAGCTTTTCCATGAAAGCTGCTAAGGTCTTACGGTAGGCTTGCCAGTGGGCCTCACGCCCGCCTGTGGTCACCTTGGCGGTGGCAGTTAACGTGATGGATTCCCCCGGTAGCAGGTCCACCTTGTAACGTAGGAAGGGATTAAAAGCACCGGGACCCGAAAACCAGTAAGCACCAACAGGCACCAAGGCATCATTGAAGTACGTAAGAGCATAGGTGCCCATACTATTCCAGACCGTCAGTATAGGACTGAAAGCTGTTATCGGCCACAGGGCCGCGTTACCGGGTTCCCAAACATCTGAGGGCAACTGATAGGTGGCTCCACCGTTCACAGGATGGTGGATGTTAGTTTCACCTTGAATGTAGACCTCTTGGAGTCTGAAGTCAATTTGCCTCAAATGATTCCGGAATCCATTCTGTATGTTGAAGATCATGTTACCATTGCTGTACGCCTTAATGGTTACGTAGATGTCTTCAACAACATAAAGGGTTTCTACGAGGGTTTTCATAATCCGTGTAGAGTAGCGTTGAAACGTCACCCCTCTGCCTTTGCCTGAAGAATCGGCTACAATAGCTTGGGTGGCATTAACTCCATTATTGAGGCTGTCTATCGGTGCTAGGTGCATAACGTTCCTTCAAAAATCGCATAGCCTGCTTGAAAATGAAAAATGCTCCGCACGGTGAACAGCCAATAACTTTGGCTACCTCAGCGTGGTTCATGTTTTCTATGAAGTGTAATTTGACAGCAAGTTTCTCGTCCCGTTTGAGGCCGCGTAACATGATATCAAAATCATTAACAATAATATCCTCGTCACCGGGGACTTCATCGTCCTCCCGTAGAACACTCACGGTAGGAAGTGTTTCACCCGAAAGCTTGGACTTGGCTCGCTGATGCCGTTTGATATGGTCCCAGCGACGTAACAGGTCCAACATGGCACCCTTCACACGCCGCTGTGCAAACGTCTCAAGCGTAGCTTCACGCTCAGGATCAAATTTTTCTTTCGATTTAAGGAGGGCCATCTGGCCTTCCTGCTCGAAGTCTTCACGCTCGATAACCGTTCCACGGTATCTTTTGGTCATTTTGTAGGCGAAGTAGGTCACGTTGTTTCGCATGTATTCACCCTAACCTAAAACAGCTTGGAACTCTCCAAGGGATATCGATTGGAGTTCACGTTTCTTCTTCAGATTATTCAAAATTAACTCATCTGTTGGCAGATGCACAATATCGTAAATCGTAGCACCACGATTCAGGTCCATGCCCGGTCTGTGGATACGATCTTCAGACTGAATCCGGTCTTGGGCATTGAAGTCATTACTGTAATACAAGATTCCGGGCGAAGCGGTGAGCGTCAGGCCTGTTGAAGCAGTCTTGGGGTGAGCGATGAAGACTACCCTAGGATATTTCTCCAGTTGATTCTGGAATATATCCAAAGGCTTACCCGTCATACAGCCTCCGCCCACTGCGAACGTGTGCCAGCCGCGACCATCCACACGGATCACGTTCCACTGTTCACTAAGGGCGATGCGTACAAGGCGATCAATGGTGCCTGTAAAGCCACCGAATGTAACGAAACGTCCAACGTCACTGTGCCGGTCTAAGAGGTCTTTGAAGACCGCGTCTTTTGGCGACTCGACTTCCTTCGTGGAGCGGACAATTGTTGGGACAGTCTTTTCGCCATTGCACTCCGGGCATGTGCCTTGGACATTTCTAACTTGTGAGACTGTCGTAAGATGGACAGGAGACCCGCAGTTAGGGCAGCATCGTTCTCCTTGATTGATTCCAGAATCAGAAAGGAGACCAGACCAGCCGCAGGTAATTTTGTCAATGCACGTAGCAACATCTTCGTTTGCTGTCTCGTTAGTGATGGGATTGCCTTCACTATCGACATAAAGTGTTGCTTGCCCGGTACCGTTACATGTAGGACAATCGTGGCTTCCGCTAACGGTGTCCGCGTACTGGAACCCATCGGATAACTCCCTAAGCATTGTGAGAACACGGATAGCCGTTGGTTGCGTCTTAGCGATAAGCTTCGCGGCACGCAGTGTAGAGGGTGTAGGTGTAACCCGGATAAGCTCGTAACGCTTGTCAGGCAGGTCAAGACAATCTTTCTTGAACTTCACCATGACAAGGCCACGCATACGCTCGTACAGGTCGGCCACTTCATTCTTGCAAGCTTCAAAAACATGATAGTTTTTGTTCTCCACAAGAGCAGCATAATCATCCTTGGGCGGGGTGTGCACAGGATGGGTATTCATCTCGCCGCAGATGTTGCAACGTTCCGTGGAATCTCTCCATGCTACAAGGTGCGGATACTTGCCACCTGTGACGGGGTTTTCCTTTTCATCGATGATGGCAAGCCGTTTCTCGAACTTAAAGATGTCCGGCTCTTTCAGATAACCGGGACAAGCGACCTCGCACTGGTTCCACCAGTCTTTCGGGCTCTTGGGTGCTGGTGTGCCTGACATCAGGAGAATATGACCGTTCTCCTTGTGTTCACTGCGGACAGCATCAGCGAGAAACTGTGCGGCACTGGAACGTTGTGCGGAATGAGTTTTAAGGTAGGATGATTCATCGAACACAACAACCCTAGGAGCGGGTTCACCAGATATCCAATTCTTGGTAAGCTTCACCAAGCCTTCGTAGGTTAAGAATGTTGGACGTATCGGTGACTTCCACTTCTCGAACTCAATCTCAACGCTCATCAAAGCTGAACGCGGAGCGACCCAAAAGAACATACCTTTGTGATAGGTCTTCGATTTGATTTCGGAATCAAAAATGTGTTCCGAAGCTTCGAGGGCTGCAAGAGTTTTACCGGCACCCATCTCCACGGCCCATATAGCCTTTTTGACGGTCAGCCAGTGTTGTGACATTTCCTTCTGATGCTTGTACACCTTGCGTGTAGGCTCAAAAGGAACAAATGGCATTTCATACACTTTGTAAGGATTCTGCCCGAGCAGGTACGAAAGTGCAAAAAGGTTCCGCTGAGAAATTGGGAATGACCACCATTTCTTGGGGTTGTTCTCATCGTAGCCATGGTACTTCCTCCCCTCGAACCCCGATTTGATTTCGTCGTTCAGGGCAGGCCAATAACCGAAGTCCATATAAATGCGACCGTCGATAAAGTGGAGCTTGCCCTCCTTGCGTTGATTTCCAACTGTTAGCTTGACAACCTTAATCATGCCGACTCCAAAATGAATGATGTATCCGGTAGCCCTGTTTTACGTAAGCCGTTCCATATGACACCGAAACCCGCACTCTCTAGGAAGAACACTACCTTGGAACCTATCTTGCGGATTTCGTAACAATTATCGTGGGTACATGCTGATAGCGAGAAGTGGTACCAGTCCTGTAAGGAACCGGTCATAATACAAAGCTTACCACCATTAACAGAATCGGTGCTGGTCAACGGTGGGTGGCTTATGTTGAGTAACCCTTCGTATGTTTCAAGTGAACAGCTTACTCCAAAGGTAAAACCTACGTGTCCCCGGAGCATCTCACTCTTCCTAAGTAGCTCCACGGGATTCTGTACCCTTGGATGGGCGATTGATGCCAGAATCAAAAGGAAGCTTTTTACGTTACCGGGGGCAACCTGCATGGCGTCTAAGCGGCGTATAGGTGGGTTGACCGCTAGATTTGTCAATCGTATCAGGGCAGGCCAGTCCACATTAGGCACGCTTAGTAAAACGACATCAGGTTCCATACTCCATCCTTTTAAGACTAACACCCACGCCATAGTAACCGTTAGAGTGGCCGTACCACCTCAAGGTTACGTAACCTTTGGACGTAGCAAACAGGTAAAACGTCCACATGCTACAGCTATCCGGGCCAGCCGGGTCTTCCTTACACGATTCTTCGGCCCTCACAATGGGCACACCGATCAGGTCGTCCAAATCGCCCGCGATATCTTCTAGGGAGACTTGCTCACAACAGTCTTGCTCATGGTACATTTCGTACTTGATTCCGGAATCAGTATGGAAGATAAGGCGATCACCCAAATTCTCAATCTTAGTGAATGTCTTGCCGATAAGGTCAGAAAGCATGATTTCTCCTAAAATGCCGGTAGCCGCTGGTTAAGCGGCTACCGACAAGGTGATTAGCGTTTGCGGTCAGAGGCAGGTGCAACGGTTTCCACAACCTGTTGCTTCTGTGCTTGGAACTTCTCATTGGCCGATACGATGTCCGCACTGCTCGGGGGAGTAATGGGCGTCGAACACGGCCGAATAATCGGACCAAACCATGAATATTCCGTGGTTTCAATCAGTTCAGAGCTAAGGGTAGCGGCCATCCCCAGTCGGGCTTGCATATTCTTGGATTCTTTCCGTGCCGTCTTGGACGACATGAAATACTCCGCGAACTTGCCGACCGAAGGAATGTACACCAGATAGCTCGGGCCATACATGCAGTTGCTATCCTTGACAGCAGACTTAGCCTGAATTTTCTTGAACCCTTCGCTGTGGACATCGAAATTTGAAATCGGCTTGGCACCAGAAACGTCCAAAGCTTTGGACATCCAGCCCAACACGATAACATCAACGGAACTCCCCAAATCGGTAGGCGTATCGTTCTCAACGAGATAGTGGTTGCCCATCTGCACTTTGCGTTGCTTCACGGCGTCCGATGTCGAGCCACCGAGTTGGAGGCGTGGCAGATAGGCTCCACCAGCAGTCGAAACAAGAGCAAATTCTTCAGAGTTAGGCAAACCGAGGGCACCGAGGTCAACGAGAGCAATGTCAGTCATGTGATTTCCTTAGAGATGAAATGATTCCAGAATCAAAATAGGTAAAATAGGCCCCGGACATCGCTGTCCGGGGCCGCAGATTAGACACCGGCCTTGGCAAGGAATTCCTGTGCATCCTTGATTTTCTTGGCCTCACGTTCAGTCTTCCGCTTCTCGGCGTCGGCTGCCTTATCCTTCTCACGCTGCTCCCACTCCGCCTTTTTCGTGGCAATGGTACGGGGATCGAGGCTAAGGGCATACGAAATCGCCATCTGAACCGCACCCTTGATCGTGTTGACGCCGCTCTCTTCAATGAGGGACATAACCACGATGGGATTGTTCAACTCGGTTTCGAGTTCATCCTTCTTACGCAGGATCGAGATGGGAGCAAACACCGGGGGACCGGCAACCTTGCCCGCCTTGCGAGCCTCGTTGATTTCCTTCTTGCGATTGTTGACAAGCTCCGCGAATTCCTTCGGGGACTTGCCGACCGCAAAATCAACAAAGCCAGCCTGTTCCTCTTCGGGAAGCTTGCTCAGGGTGTGGGCATTGGTCAGGGTGATCTTGCCATCATCGACAAGCTTCTGAATCGAATCAGAAAGCTTGAGCAGGTCAAGACGCTGCATGATGGTCGCCGTGCTCATACCGAGCTTCGTGGCGATTTCGTTCAGGGTCAGGGCGGGATTCAGAACAATGAGCTTCTGAAGCTGCTGGGCATACGCGGCGGGCTTCGTATCAACCTTGTGATAGTTCGCCATCATCTGCCACTCAAGAACGTCTGCCTTGTCCATCTGCTTGACGAAGCAAGGGATCGTTTTGATTCCAGTATCACGAGCGGCATTCCAGCGGTGCAGACCGTCAAGGATTTCGTAACGGTCAACGGTGACACCGTCAACGATGGTCTTCACGGGACGCACGCTGATGGACCCGATGAAACCCTTCTCACGCATCGACGCCACAAGCCCCTGATAGGCTTCGGTGTCGCGTTGCACGGGACGCAAGGAAGATTCGCTTTCAATGATGCTGTCAACAGGAACATTAATGAGGTTGGTGGTTTCGGACATGAAAAGTAACTCCGTTGGGCTGATTCCGGAATCAATCCGGAGAAGTGAAGGAATCGAATCAAATAGTACAATCAGTATAGTCCCCTAGCATTATATAGTACGCTCAAAAGCCTCTGACGTGCCAATAGGGTCAAAAGAATTTTCCGGAAAACCGCCACCTATAAGGAACACGCGCGCGAGGGCCAAATTCGCACGTGTCAATCTCCCCAATTGTGAATCTCGACATTATACCTATATTATGTTTTTAGAAAAAAAAAAAAAAAAAGAAAATATGGTTAGAGTAAGGGGAATTTAATTTTATAATTACGAATTATGGATTTTCGCGGCAAAAAGGCACCTTTTGAGCGTAGTATAGGTGAAGGGCCAAGCTGTACTGAACTGTTTGATTCGATTCCGCAATTTCGCAATTGACAAATGCGAATTTGATTTGATTCCGTCAACCGAAGATTGACAAATGCGAATTTTATGCGTTTCAAAGGTTACTTTTGATTCCGGGAATCACTTATGGCAAAACGAATGACTGAGAAGAGAGCTGTTTTCAACCAATTATCGTCAACAGATGGGCTATCGGGCATCACGCTCATCACATATGAGCACTTTAAGCAGATTATGCAGGGTTATACGCTGGACCACGACCGTAACACCTACAGTCTGCGTACCTTGGAAGCCTACGCTGGCTATATGATTTCCGGGCATATTGATTCCAGAATCACATTACCCGAATGGCTCATCTCGATTTACCATGGGCACTCGGCTTTTGAGCGTGCCGCGATAGCGGGTGCATGGGCTGCCCGCATTTGTGATATCTATTTGAGGAACGGACACACTTTTAAGGTGAAAAATTAATGCCTACACGTAGTGAAGCTGTACAACGCTTCCTGAAACACTATTCACCGTTGGCAGACGCATACAATCTAGGTATGGAATGTCAGGTGAATGTCGCACAAGATAACGGAGAAATGGTCACAGGTGAATTTAATGGCCGCGTGTGGCGGGGATACTCTGACGGGCTCACCACGTGGAAGGCTTTCAGAATCCCTTGGAACGCGGCCAGCGAACCTGAGTATACTGATTCCGAAATCAAATTCGATTTGGAGAAGCATGTTGAAGGTATCGGACTCACTGGCTGGAATTGGCGAGAACGCGCTTCCCGTTGGGTGGCTTACGACTTCGACGCTATTACAGGCCATTCTGACAAACACGAGAAAAAGCTCACCACGGAAGAATTGGGTGCCGTTCAGTCTGCCGTCACATCAATTCCATGGATCACGGTCAGACGATCTACAGGTGGTAAAGGGCTACATCTATATGTCACCCTCGATCCTCCTGTACCAACGAGTAATCACACTGAGCACGCAGCCCTTGCCCGATCAATTTTGGGGCACCTGAGCGCTTTAACGGGCTACGACTTCCTCGCTAAGGTGGATACGTGCGGCGGCAATATGTGGGTGTGGCATCGCAAGATGCTGAACAACCCCGAAGGTCTGAAAGTTATTAAGGAAGGCGTCCCTTTGACGCAGGTTCCGCTTAACTGGAAAGACCATATTGGCGTTGTTACCAATAAGCGTAAGCGTGCAACGACATCTTTGATGCCGGAATCAAATGATAAAGAGGTGACTGACTTTGATCTTGTCTGTGGTCAGCAAACGATTCTCCAACGCGATGAAGAACATAAGGCTCTTATTGTCTGGCTTCAAAAAGAAAACTGCCTTTTCTGGTGGGACAGTGACCGGAACATGCTCGTCTGTCATACAGCCGACCTCAAGCGGGCACACAGTGAACTCGGCTTGCGAGGAATCTTTGACACCCTTGCCCAAGGAACCGAGCGAGGATCAGACCAGAACTGTTTCGCTTTCCCGTTGCGTAAGGGCGGATGGTCAATCCGGCGTCATACTCGTGGTGTGGCCGAAGCTACCACATGGGATCAGGACACTTCTGGATGGACCCGGTGTCTTTATAATGTTGACCCCGACTTCCGAACCGCTTGCAGATCGTTTTCAGGCGTCGAGGATGAAAAGGGCAATTTTGTGTTCCCCTCCGTCACCAAAGCCGAGCAAGCCGCTAAAGCCCTAGGCGTCAAGATTCCCTATCCCAAAAAGTTGGAACACCGATCCGCTATGTTGAGCCAGCACAAAGATGGCCGTTTGATTTTTAAGATCGAAGCCTCCGACAAGGATGCCCCATCAGAGATGGAAGGCTACCTTGAGAAGAAAGGTTTTTGGTCACGTATAGAACGTATGAGTGTCACCCCGAGTACCGAGTCCGAGGTAGAAAATACCGACGACTTGCTCCGTCACGTGGTTACCGAAAAAGGAGAAGACTTTGGATGGTATCTCAATAAAACCGGAGAATGGCATAACGAGTCTAAAGACAATGTTAAGGATGCCCTCAACTACATGGGAAAAGACGCCGGGCAAATTAAGGATATTCTCGGTGCTTCCGTTATGCGTTGCTGGCAACTCGTTAATCGGCCTTTTCAACCCGAGTACCCCGGAGATAGAAAATGGAATCGAAACGCAGCTCAGTTACGCTTCCTCCCTTCTGTGGGTAAAGACAGTTACTCCTACCCCACATGGTCCCGTATCTTTCAGCATTGCGGACAGTCAATTGATTCCGCAATCAAATCTCACCCTTGGTGCCAAGCTAACGGACTTGCCACCGGAGCGGATTATCTTAAATGTTGGCTCGCTTCACTTCTCAAAGAACCTCTTGAACCGCTCCCATATCTCTTTTTCTATGGCGAGCAAAATACTGGAAAGTCATCTTTTCACGAAGCTATTGCACTTCTCGTCACAAGTGGATATCAGCGTGCGGACTTGGCTCTTACGAATTCAAGCGGCTTCAACGGAGAGTTGCAACATGCGGTCCTATGTGTTGTTGAAGAAACCGACCTTCAGGGAAATAAGGTTGCTTACAACCGAATCAAAGACTGGGTCACCAGTAAGCATCTCAACGTTAGACACATGTATCAGGCCCCCTTTCATGTTCCCAATTGTACCCACTGGGTGCAATGTGCGAATGACCACCGGTACTGTCCAATCTTCCCCGGCGACACCCGGATAACGATGTTGCATGTGCCTCCACTGGATATGCTCAATTTGATTCCTAAGAAAGACCTTTTTCCTCTCCTTGAAAAGGAAGCCCCGGACCTTTTGGCCGACTTGTTACGATTAGAGTTGCCCAAGAGCAATGATAGATTGAATTTGCCTGTTATCATGTCCGATATGAAGTTTCAGGTTCAAGCAGGCAACAGGACAGAGCTTGAACGCTTTATTGATGAAAACTGTTTCCCAATCAAGGGAGCTAGTATCTCGTTCTTGGAATTTTCAGAACGCTTTGTGCTTACCCTTGAACCGGAAGACGTACCGGCATGGACCCGCAAAAAGATTAAGGAATCCTTACCGCCACAATACCCCTACGGTAAGGCGACCTTCGATGGAGGCCAAAACTACATCGGCAACATAAGCTTCAAAGCAGAGACTCCTGCTGGCAAGCCTTGGGTTGTCGATAAGTTGGGTTGGCTGCGTCCGGGTGCAGAATAATGTTAAGAGAAATTCTCAAATCTCTGAAAGACGGCGACAAGAAAATTCTTATGTACGCCCTTGAGCTTGGTAATATGCGTTATATTGAATACGAGCCCGGTAAGTTCATCGGGGTCAACATTCCAAAACTCAATAATGATTTCAGAATCAAAGAGGAACAAAATGGTTGGTCAATTGGTACTCTACGTGAAGCGACTAACGGAAACGGCTAAGCTACCCACGAGAGGAACCCCGGAAGCCGCCGGGTACGATCTTTACTTGGACGAAGACGTTACTATGAATCCGGGCGAATTCAAAATGGCCTCCACCGGGATCGCTGTTGCAATCCCTAAAGGTTATTTTGGCCTAATCGCTCCCCGGAGTGGTATGGCTACCAAGCAAGGCATCATGCTACGCAGTAGCAATATCGTTGATAGTGATTACCGTGGCGAGGTGAAACTTGCTTTGTGGCATTGCGGCATCCAAACGGCTTACCTAATACCCGGTGATCGGGTGGCACAAATGGTGCTTATCCCGCATTGTGTTGGTGATGTTTCGGAATTGGAAACACTGACTGTAACCGGACGCGGCGAAGGCGGTTTCGGTAGCACAGGCAAGTAAAGGATAACATGATTATTGCTTTCGGACAACGAAGTCGCACCGGCAAAGACGCCGCGTGTGAATTGCTTCTCACGTACTTCCGTTCCAAGAACATCCCCAGTATCAAGACAGCATGGGCATCACCTTTGAAGGATGCTTGCCACAAGCTGTATGGTTGGGCCGGTGTTCAGAGTGCTGACTACTATGAGAAGAACCCCGAGGAACGGAAAAAGATTATCCCAGCACTCAACATGAATGTCGTTGAACTCTGGATCGTCTTCGGTACGCACCACTGTAGACAAATTCATACGGAGACATTTGCCCGGTCTGCTCTCCATGGGCTAAATGATTCCGGAATCATCCTGTTCAGTGACACCCGTTTCATGGAAGAGTTCAACACTGTCAAGCAACGCAAGGGCGTTTTGATACGCATTGACAGGGATTCCGCTCCCCTAAGAACAGGACTAAGTGTGGACCATGAAATTCCTGAGGATGCACCTTGGGATTTCATTGTCAAGAATAATGGTACGCTGCGTGATCTTTACAACAACCTTATGGAAATTTTGAAGCAGATTGGACACTATCATGGATAGGATGAAACATCTCAATGGCAATCTCCTGTGTGCCATTGATACTGAAACGACTGGCCTCGTTGCCGGGTACCACGACATTATTCAGGTGGCTATCGTTCCTTTGGATAGCAACCTGAACGTCTTAAAGATGATCGGTGATAAGCTTATTATGCCGTTTGTCTACGACATCAAACCGAAGCGACCTGAGAACGCCGATCCGAAAGCCTTGGGAGTGAACAATCGCACCTTGGCTGACATCATGCAGCATGGTGTCGAGCCGTATAAGCTGGCGGACATGTTCGATGAGTGGTGTGATTCTTTGCAGTTGGCCCACAATAAGAAAATTACTCCGCTCGGACAGAACTACCAGTTCGACAAGAATTTCTTGGTTGACTGGCTTGGTGAAGAGTCGTACAGCCATCGCATCGATTACCACTACCGCGATACCATGTGTGCTGCTCTGTATCTAAATGATCGTGCATCCTTTTTGGAAGTTGCACCCCCCTTCCCCAAGGTGAATTTGAAATACCTTGCTTCGCAGCTTTCCATCGATAATCCCAAATCGCACGATGCCTTGGGTGACTGTTTGACGACTATTGCTGTGTATAAGAAAATGCTAACCATGTATATGGGTAATTGATGATTACGTGGGCACAAGCTCGAATGATTGCGGAATCAGAGCAGGGTGAATACCGTGCACCACTATTTATTATGATTCTTGAGGTTTGGACGCAAAGTCTCTACGGTAAGATTCGCTCGTTTTTTCCGCAGGAACAACTTATCCCGAAGCAGTGGCTTGGGATATCTATTGCTATCTTGCAGGAGCAAGCTATCTTCCCGCGTATCGTGCATAAGGATTTTGAATGATCGACTATGACGACGACAATGAATCCTCGTTCTTTGAGTGGATATTGACGCTGATTTATCTTGTGTTGCTTTTCACGTGCATAGGCGGTGTCGCCTACTTCCTAACGATCTTCCTATAACGCAAAAGGCCCCGGACACCTTACGGTATCCGGGGCCTTTTTTATTTGCCTTGAAAGCGGTCGACTAACTTGGCCGCAGCTTTGTTCTGCGACTTTTTAAGCGTAGCAAGCACATCAGGTGTCTTCTGTAGAAAGCCCTCATTGAAAAGCTTTTCTACGGAACCAACAATCGAATATCCGGCCCTCTTATAATGAAACACCTTAATTGATACCAGAATCAAAGCTATTACCACGACGCATAGTGTTATGCCGAGTAACAGCAAACGTATCTCAACGAAGTAGTAGGCAAGCATAGCTCCAAAGAGCCCGGCACCGAATAGCACAAACCCGATGTCTCTAAGCCAGCCTGCAATGGGTCCTAGTCGCGTAATGAGTACGAACCCCGCAATAATCAAAACAATCCCGGCAAAGAGGGCAACGTAGGAGCCTTTCTCGATGTTACGTTTTAACGTATCATTTTGTAAGGCTTCTTTCTGCTTCACAATGGTAGCTACATGCCCCTCAATGACCTTAGCATCGTTACCTGAAGAAACAATAGCCTCGTCAATGGCTAACCGCAGATCCTCACTGGCTTTGATTCCCGCATCAAATGAGACATTCGCCTCATTGATCTTGGACTCAACACTGGAGCGGATAACCGGATCAATAGATTTTATCAGGTTAGGAATTTCATTAACAGCTTTCTGACCTGTTTTGATAGATTCCACAACCTTGGGCACTTCACGCTTAGCAATAGTCAGTTGATTCATGGTTGCCAAGAATTCTTTCTTGGCCGCCTGTGAACAACCGCCCAGTAACAGACACACAATGAGCAGTATAGCTTTCATCGTAGCCAGCCTTTACCCTTACTTCGTTCAGGGTGCTTGCACCCCCAGTGGGGTAAGTTTTCTTCGTACTTAGCCAGATTAACAATGGCTTTCTTCTCACGCAAAACAGCACAGCCACAAACACCGCAAAAGATTCCGGAATCATCTTTCCGTGCATAGGAACATTCGCGACAAACCGCTTGCCGCTCATCGTAGACTTCAAGAGGTACAACCTTCGAGGTCGCTATGGCATAGGCAGCTTTCATGGCTCCACCTACGCCGATCTTGGGTCGTGTACCCACGGGTATACCGAACTGTTTGCTCAGTTCGTGGTAATCCTTTTCACGGAGTATAACATACGTATCGGTTACTTTGATGGCCTTTTTGATGATGGTATTAAGGTAGCCTTTCCTACTTACCTTAGCCGTTTCTTGCAGTTTGTCTAGGGGCACCTGCAAGGCGTCCGCAGGCAGCGGATCAACCTTTAGACCAACCAGCTTCGCCGCTGGCTCGTAGCTATCGGAGAACTCAACAAAGCCATCACGCTCAGATAGTGGAGTATGTTTGGCACGCCAAAGCTTACCCCACATGTCCTTTAGATAATCCTCTTTGATAAGCATTAGTCGCAACTCCACAATCTGAACACGCAGGTACCTGAGTAGTCTGCATAATCGCCATTGGCCAAAACAAACTGCATATAACCGATTCCGGAATCATCTCCAACGAAACATTCACACGGTATGTTAGCCGGGTCACGGTGATAGGCTTCAAGAGCAGCCATCGATGCGTGGTTACTGCCGAAACTACCGCCCCAGCTTCGCGTACCAGCCGCAGGGAAGAACGCTGAGGTTGTTTCAAAATCAGTTTCATCGCCAAGGGTATATTCACCTGAGGGCGTATGAAAGTAACCACCGCTCAAATAACACAATCGATAATTGCCCGCAGGTAGCGGGGCACCACCATTGAAGTATTCAACCGATCCATCCGGGCTGATCGTAATGTCTTCCATGAACACCGCACCCGGACATGCACAGTTTGCACACCCGACAACCGAAACAGGCGGACTCGGAGTCGTGCCATCGACACAGTCTCCGTCAACGCTGCACGTTGCACCCTTTACGGTCTTGTAGAAGTGTTCACCTACGAGGGTCCAGTCACTAGTCAAATCTGTTGCCGTGCACGTTTTGCTGACAACCGTTATGGCCTCAGTTTGGCAATCGTACTTCCACTGCACATAGCAATCTTTCGGGCACAGATGTGTCGGGTTCGCAGGCGGAGCCAAAGGCGGATCAGACGAAGGTGTCTGACAATGCGACGTTAAGTTACATACTCCACCCTGAACGAACTTAATGAAATCGTCGCCATCTGGAACCCAGTCTGTGCTAAGGTCACTATCGCTACAGTATGTTGCAAGGTACGTCATGGTGGGCGGGTCACACTGGAACCTCCACGACGTATAGCACCTCTTGGGTGGCTTGCACGATGTACACGACGAAGCCGTATAAGCAACCGCGAGGCCCTCAAGTGGTTGCCCGGCATCGAAGCAACTCGGCAACAGATCACCGTTATGGGCAATGGATTCAAAACATTCATCGTTGTTCAGGTGTGCAACGGAACCACGTTTGATGTTTGGCATCCTGCAATTGAGGATACTTCCATCGAAACAATCGCGTGTTTTATTGTAGCACGCTATCTTATGTTCTTGACAATACGAATTAGGCGTTTCATTGCCATCATCAGAATCGTCTTCACCGCCGTTGTTTTCACCGCCGGTACCCGGACCACCGGGAGGCCCATCCGGTGTACCATCTTCATCCTCGTCTTCATCGGCATCAGGATCACCGTCCTGATCGTCGTCAGGTCTATCATTATCATCATCGTCATCAGGATCGGTTGGAAAGTTACTCCCGTCGTCGATGGCTTCAATACAATCTTCGTACTCTGCAATCACCGCAATGATTCTGGCATCATTCGGCAACTCGTGCAAGGGTCCGGCAGGCATGTAGTAAGGGACGTTGTTAATGACCCTGAAATACGCTGTATCCAAATCAGGAATATCTTCCTCGATGGACCAAAAATTCTTAACGTATTCCTTACCTGCAAACGTCGGACAGATGTACCACTGCTTCCCTTTGCCTTTGCGTTTTACACCGCAACGAGCATCGTCGCATGTCTCAAAGTCTCTTCGGGGAATGTAATCGACATAGTTAGCGGGTTTTGCAACCCGTGTACCCTCGGCATTAAAATGCATTAAGTAACCACTAACCCGGTCAACACAATCTTCCAAAGGAATATACGGCTCCCGTACCCATAGCTTAGGATAGTTACTATCTTGGCCTGAGCAAGGAGTCGAAATGATTCCGGAATCACAATCCTCACAATCGGTGTACTCGTCCCTCGGAGTCACAAAGCGACCCGTAGCGGGTACAACCTCGGGAGCCCGGTCCGGATCAAACCGGACACAGGCCCCGTTATAGACAAAGAACATTTCCGTTGCAGGTGCGTCGGGAATGTGAACAAAGAGCGGGACATTGCTTGCTCCGCCACGTCCGCAATACTCGACCGGGATACCGAAAACACATTCTTCACATGTCTGATCGTTGTTGGTGAGCCAGATTTTCATGGCCGTTCCGGGGATCGTCGTCGGCGTATCGGTTAAGTCAAACGAGTAACACCAACGACCAACCCTGTAGACCACCGATCCTGTGGTCGTTCCAAGGATGACACCCCACACTTCCGGGGGATTGTCCAAGGTATCATCGCAAGGTGTACCTTCAATACCCAGTGCAGGCACCCCGGTTCCATCGTTTCCAGTGTTTCCCGGAACCGGGGTACCGCCCGTACCACCTAAAATCGGATCGCCTGTTTTCTGTCCCGGTATCACATACCCGCGAGGGTAAGCATGGGGATCACCGAGAGCACAGTCACAGTCGTCATACAGCGTAACACTTCCTAAGGTCCGAATGATTACAGCATTGGCCGGTGTTTCGCATACCGAAGGATCGGAAGGATCGATGCTGTAGCACCAGAATCCATCCTTCGTTTGAAGGCCGAACCACTTCTCCGTAACAATACCCTCAAGGGCTTTGAGTGTTACATAGACTGTTGGCGGACTACCGGGTCCATCACAGTTTGTAGCCAAAATGTACCTGCATAGGCAACGCATTATGAACACTCCGGAGGCCGATTCATGCCAGTGAAATTCCAACGCACAACATCATTACAGTCGGTTGTTATACGCACTTCAACAATGGTATTAACAACAACCGGTAACATCTTTTCATCGGCAGCAAACTGTGCCGAGCTAATGTACATTCCACAGCCCATAGCCCCGTAACCTACGGACGGGTTATTGGCTTCCCAAATATTGTAACAGTTAGTGAACGTTTGAGCGTGTTCACCTACAAGATCAACGGATGCCCCATCTTCAAGCCACCCATCTTTATCAATTTTAGTGAGGGTGTATTTCCACTTAGCGTTGTGGCCGGGTACGAGTGTGGCACTTACCACACGCCCGTAAAAATGCGTTGTACCTCCACCCGAGCCACCGCTACTGAACCACCAGAAACCCGGATCGTTGTCCGTCTGCGTATCGTTCGCAGCGTGGTGGACAGCAACCAATGTGTCCGGTTCAAGTTCACCAGCATTTTCCTTACCGATTTCAGCAAGGTTATATGCTTCGATGGTTTCAGCAGGAGCCGAAGCCTCAGAGCCGCGTGCATTCTCTTCGACACGCCACGGCCAAACATTGTTAGGCCCATCGTAGGGGCGTACCAGTTCAAGGGTATACTTACCGGCACCATACGAAACCACCTTAGCAAGGTGAACGGGCAGTTCGTATTTGGTTGTGTAATCAATACCGTCTTGGCCTGATTGACACTGTACCCAATCACCAATCTTCAGGTCATGGTGTGGGGTAGTATCCCACATCCATACATACTTCACGGGTTGCGGTGGGCGGAATGGCCCGCGGTTATACACCAGAACACGCTTTCGAGTTGGACGGACAGAATCGACTCCGACAATTTTACCAAGTGAGTAGGAGCCCATTTCCATCTTACGAAACTCACGCATAGTTTCGTTGATGTCCAACTTGTCAATCGTATAAAAGAGACATACATCTGTTTCAGTGTACTTATCCGCTTCATTCACATACTCTTCGTCAAGACCTTCATCGAGCCAAGCGTATGCGTGCTGGTTTGTTGTTCCAGCGATAGCGGACAGCCATACCGTCAAATCGACGCTCGTATTCACAGGGTCAAAGCGTGTAGCTTCAATAGTGCCCAGCGTGTTGGAACCCGGCACGATGCCTGTGAAGAATGTGGCCGTAACAGCATCAAAGACTTCGAGGTTCATTAGGTTCGTGAAACTCTTCAACCTCAGGAACCGCCACGAATTCGATAGCCTTACACCCCAAAACTGCATTGATTTCCGAATCAAAGCGGGGTGATTGTAGATGTAGAAATCGACCTCTTGCTCTCGGAGCCCATACAAATCGATGTTGTTACTGTAAATCAGTCTAAGCGGAAACACCACGGTCGGATCGTAGGATGTCTGGTAATTCGCCTTCAACTGGGTATAGATAAAATCAACCGGTGTCGTAGACAACTCAAGGTTGCCAAACTCCACATTTGATTCCGTAATCAAACCTTGTGTTACCGGGACAGCACTAAGGTAACGAATTTTGACAAACTCATTATCCGTTATAATGGCACAGCGAGCCTGCCAAGCAATCTCCTTAATGAGTGACAGAGCGTCAACGTTATTGAAGTATGCAAAGTTCGATGGATACTGTTCCACCATAGCTTCGACAGCATCAAAGGAGATTTCATCGACATCATAGCCTGTATAGGTTTCAATAAGCCAACGGATGATGTTGGCCGTGTTACTTCCAACGGACGATGTAAGCGTAACGAAGATTTCACTGGCATCGAAGTTCAAGTCATAACTGTCAAGCGGACGATTGAACTCTATCGTTGTGCATGTGAAGGGTTCTTCAACGTTCACGTTACGGCTGGTGTTCACGGTGTAGAACGACTTAGGCACAGCCGTAAGGACTTGCTCGCCATTGGGCATGGTTCGCAAAGCGTGCACGGCGTGAACCTCGTCGGACTCCGTAGCGTTAGCAACGTAAATGTCACCTGTTACGGGAACCCATTCGATAACCAGCGAGCCCGCGTGAGCAGACCAGAAAGCATTCTTCACAAACTGCATCATGTCAAGCTGTCTGAGCAGCGGGGAATAGGGCGATTTGATTCCGGCCTCATTTGTGCGGATATCCTTGCGGAGCCCTTCGAGGCGTTCTTTCATTTCGTTAACGAAAGCTTCAATCTCAATGACCATGCCATTGCGAGCGATGTTGTAGACAGCCACCAGTGAACTGTTCTGCGTAGGCAATCCCCACTCAGGATTGATTTCAGATTCAAGAGCACCGGGACATGTCTTCATCTTGAAGGGATACTTGAACCAGCACTTGAGCCCCTCTTGCCGGACACAGATATTTTCATCGATCATTTCCCGACTTTTAACGGTGTGGGTTTCGGGATCGCGGTATGTCTGCGTGTACTTCACGTACACATAGCAACCGCTCAAATCGATATTGGAATCTTTGAGCCAAGCTACCTTGGGATTATCGTAGTCTTTCCCAACTTGGCGAGCAGCAAAAAGCACATCGTAGAACTTCGGCAGGTTGGGCATAGCAACTGTGAAGACATCGTAGTCCGCATGAGTATTATCAGAGATTAGAAACTTGCCACCGAACAGCACACCACCAATGGACAAAATAATGTCGGTGTTGTGGCGGAACCGCTTACTCTCTTTGACGCGGAATTTCTTTAACTCGGTGACCTCGACACTTCCTTCAACCATGGGAGCATCGACGATACGAGCAACATCCGTTTCCTTGAGAAGCTCAACCCCTTTCGGATAATCCGTCGTGGACGTTCCACCGCCAACCATCTGATAGATTTTAGACAGTGTCGGCGTTAGATGAATGGCATCCTGAAGCTTACCACGCGGGCATGTCTGAGCTAGGACAGCAGGGACATGAGCCACTTTTCCAAAGACAAGCGGCCACTGCTTACCGATAGCCACTTCGTTGTTCGGGTCAAGGGTATCGTCTTCGGTTGCCATGAAGCCAACCTGAAGACTTTCGATAACCGAAACAACCTCAAAGGAAGCTTGACGCTGGCCCTCGTCCCACGTTAGGTTTGTGACTCTACCACGGAAAAGCTCATTCTGCGAACCATCTTTGTACTGGTGGTAGATGTAAGCTTCAGCACCTTCCGTCGAAACCAGATCAACGATCACTTTGATTTCGGAATCAAAATCATCCAAAATGATGTTGCACTGCGAAACGTTACCGGAACTGTCCCGAGTCTTCTCGGAAACAATGCCGCTGAAATTGATTACACGACCTTTCCAAACACCATAATCTCGGTCAGCGTAGAAACGTTGACCGGCACCCGGCCAGTTGACCTGCACAAGGATCATGGGTTCCTGTGCACGGAGTGCTATGGCTTCACCCGGCAAATTGAATCTAACCATCGACACTCACCATCTGTAAGGTGCACGTTCTACGGCTACGGGCAGCATCAACAATCTGTGCTGGCTCGCTCGTAATTTTTACATACCACACAACACTATCACCGTCGGTATATTTGATCGTCCCTCCCATACTATCGAAGATGAACTCGATAAAAGCGTCCATGTTCACCTTGGAGAGGAAAACAATTTCTTGCTCATGGGAGGTTGTCACGGGCGTTTGTTTGGTGGTTCTAATTTGACCATCCATTGAACGCTTTATGTCCACCTTAATATCTAGGGTACGGGCGGGAAAACCGACCTCCCGAAGGACGACCGATTCATTAGCAAATTCAAGAACGATCATTCGGCTACCCCCTCAAACGTAAAAGACAGCTTGTACATGGGGCAGGGTCCGCGACTGATCTGCTGATAACGTATCAAAGAGTGAATAACACCATTACGGTTAATGCCGTACTCGTCGGTTATCTGAACAAGCTTCCCGGCATTCTCTATAGCAAATGCAAGGAAAGCATCGAGGGGTGTCTTCTGGAGAGTGAACTGCCACTCATACACGCGAGCCTTGAACCATGCGACACCGCGAGCTTGGTTAAGCTTTCCTCCGGCAGTGTTCCTTGTGATAGTATTTGTCACAAGGGAAAGGCTACTGCCGAAATCTGGATTCTTCAAAACGAAAGCCATAGCTTACTCCATTTCTAGGGCTTGCCATTCAGCCATCGTAAGCAGCGACCACTCGCCAAAGTGCAGCGTAACCCACGTTTGAGAAATTACATCAATCTCGAACGTAGCTGAGGCATCAATGAAGTCTGTTTCAACATACGGTAATTTGTACACAGACACCGTGTGACCCAGCCCTAAAAGACTTACAAGGGCTCGGGCGGCTGTCACAGTTCTTGTGACAGAGTGTGCTATGCCCAAAAATGATTCCAGAATCAGACCGGCATTAACCATGAGGGCAACACCGGAAAGACCTAGGTTACTAGCCGCGGAAGTCGGGACCCCTTTAATGAGAGGTCCCGACATTCCGAGCCCGTGAGTAATATTGAAGGAGAACACCCGAGAGGGTGTTCCCTCCAAGCCCAGCGTATGAGATACGCTGAGGTCGTAAATAGCCATTAGACTTCAGACGCCGTAACAGTGTACGTCACATTCACAGTATCGCCGCTGCCTACAGCTTGAGCCGAACTAAAGGCTGCCGTAGACCAAAGCGTACCCGTGGAAAGAGAGTTGTCTTCCTCACTGGTAATCATAATACCTTTCAGGGTTCCCGTTCCGGTGATCGGGAACGCCATAGCCGCTGCATTCGTAATGCTTGCAGCAGCCGCTGTTCCGACCGTCCATTCTTGGCGTTCACCGGTATAGTCAGTGAACTCCGTCCACCCTGCATGGGACGCCATAGTATCGCCTACGGCGAAACCAACAAAACCGCTGTTGTTCACAAGGCCACAGAACCATGCACTGATGGCTGTAACGGCACCGAACATAACATCCAGAAGCTTGTTAAATCCGACCGTGGTGATTTCGTTGTGGACAGTTTCCTTCCACTTCACCTTACCATCGGAACCGACATTGGTGACTTCGACATTATGCATGACTTTGAAACGTTTCAAGGGAATCTCCTTAATTTAACTTAATCGTGCCACGGCGTACTTCACGCTCAAGGATACGACCGATGTTCATAGCCGTTTCGCGGTCACTAGAACCGCCCTGAACGGATATCGCCATACCACTAAAATCAAACGACACAGAAGACGACGAGCTACCGCCCTTAGGTGAAACAAATCCACCCTGAGCATATCCCCGGAATCCACGACCACTGTTCAGGGCCGTGAGCAAAGCAGCATTACGTTGAGCAGCCCGTGCATTGACAACAAACTCACCTTGCTGAGCAAGGATAGGTACGCTATCGCGACCGGGGATGCCACCAGATATCCAGCCGCCAGCAGCTTTCTTGGGAAGCCCAGCGATGCTACGTAGATAATTATTTGCCTGATCCAAAGCTTGAATCATTCTTTGGCGATCTTGAGCATGTTTGATTTCAGCTTGAGACAGCTTATCCAAAGTAGCAATTTGTGCTGTGAAAGATTGCTGTTGAGCAGCCAAGTTTGTAGTTATATTTTGCAAAGCAGTTTCGGCTGTTTTTGCTGCCGCTGTCCCTGCAAAAACCTTATTCAATTGATTTTGTAACGTGCTAACTTGTTGCATCATGGTTACAAAATCAGCATTTTGAGGCGATGCTTCAGTGAAGCTATCAACCAGTATAGCAAAATTCTTTAACGAAGCATCGACAGCCGACAGGTTACCGGCCGAGGGCTCTATGGCAGCCGTGGCTGTAGCCGTTCGCAGATTCTGTAAAAGCTGATCTACGTCAACGTCCCCGCCTTCAAAGAATCTTTTCGGGAGACCCTTAGCTTCTGCACGGCCAAAAGCCTCTTTAGCCGCAGACACACTTACATTCAAAAGACTCGAAACCGAGAAAGCATCAGCAAACGATGAAATCTCACCGAATGCTTTTTTCGATTCGGCCACAGTGTTAGACTGTATGTCTAGAAGCTTTTTAGCTTCTGCCTGTTTGTCTGCTTCCAGAGCATCGATATCTTTCTGCGTACCAGACAACTTCTCAGATTGACGAGCAGTAACAAGAGCTTGACCTTGCGTCCTAAGCTGATCTTCAAACGTAGAAAATAGCTTTGTTGCAGTATTTAGATCAATACCTGCACCAACCAAAGTCCGCAATATGGTACCGACTTGATCCATCGTGGCATTAATTTGTTGCCGACGATCTTCCGAGGTTTCAGGCGTCTTGGAATTGATTTTCTCAAGAACTTTGAACTGTTCCTTGACAGCCTCGACAGCCTGTTTCTGCCTGTCAAGCTTAGCTTGCTCAAGCTGTTCAGCACGTTTCAACTTAGCAATGTAGTCATCTTGATACTGGTTCAAGAGTTTCTGTATGCGAGCAAATTCACCTGCCGGGGAAAGTAATTTCCTCAAACCGGTATCATCACCAGTCTCACGCATAATATCAGCGATACGCTCTTGGAGATTTGCTGCCTCTTCAAGATTCTTAACAACAACCTCATGGGCATCTTCATTGATAGTGCCATTAGGTTGTACAATGTTAGCTTGTGCAAGCTTGGCGGCTGCCTCAAGTTGTTTCTTGCGTTCTTCGATAAGCTTAATCGTTTTAGCCGGATCATCTTCCTTCTCAACATTTTTCAGAAGCTGGTCAAAGATACGCTTCTGGAATGTCTCACCGCTCTTAGCACGGTTCTTGGTGGCCTTATCAATTTCCGAATTCAGCTCTTTGATTCTGGAACCAATATCAGTGATACTCTTGTCCAGATCACTCACAAAATCTTTCATGCTGTCTTTTGAGCGATCAATGGCGTCTTCGAGTGCCTCAGCAAGATTAGATTCTATGGTGCCAGCCAAACGAGAAACCGCAGCAGCATATTGACGCAAAGCCTGATAGCGAGCATCTAGCGCTTTCCTGAACGCACCAGACAATTTCTCAAGAATCTGTTGCTGGCGAATTGCCTGCTGGTTTTCGACAGCCGTTAAACGCTTAATAACTTCGGCACGGGCTCTTTCAGATTCGGCAATCTCTGCTTGCACTTGGGCATACGTAACCCAAGCCGCCGTAATAACGGATATTGCAACACCGATACCAAGACTTTTGAAAACGGCACCGGCTCTAGCATAATCTGCTAAAGCCTGTTCTGCTTTTTTCTGGACAACAATATTCTTGGACAATACTTGGGTTTCAAGCAAAGCCAATTGTGTCCGCGTCCGAACTAACTGAATAGCTCTAGCCAAACCACCATTAGCCAATATGATAGCAATACGCCAAGCAGCATATGATGTGAGCAAAGGAAGTATAGCAGCACGCAACGAAACGAAAAGACTCGTTAACGTTGTACCGTTACGGATCATACCGACAATGAAATTCTGAATCGGTTCAACAATATTCTTCAAGACATAGTTCTTGAATTCTTCTGTTGACTTTTTCAGAACAGCAGCGTTTGACTCCGAGGTAACGCGAACAGCTTCCTTATAATTTTCAATGCGTCCCGTAATCTGACTAAGGGTATCACTAAATTCCTTAATACCCTGATCGGAAGAAAGGAACGCTGCACCACGCAAGCCACGCACTTCGTTAAAGAGTTGTGCCAATTCCGTCAAACGGCTATCGCCGGATTCCGCAGCGATTTGCAATTTCTGCAACACACCCAAGAATCCAAACGTTCTGACAGCAGCTTCACCGGAAGCAACACCCCACTCACCGAAAAGTTCAGTCATTTCTTCGGTAGGGGCAATCAACTTAGTGACGATACCAGAAATCTGTGTAAGCACTTCACGCGGCTTGACACCGATTCGGGTCAAGACAGCAATGGATGCACCAAACTCCGCCGTGGAAAGACCTAATTGCTTTGCAGCAGGAGCCACACGGCCATAAGTATTTGCCAAGTCTTCAGCCTTGACACGGCCCAAGTCAATAACAGCAAACAACTCGGAGGCCAACTGTTCAGCGTCAGCAGACGATTTACCGAACGAGTTAATAGCCGAAGACAGCAAGTTGACAGCGTCCGTCGTAGACGAGCCTGTAGCACGTGCAAAGTCAAGTGCCTGACCCATGAAGGTCACAGCTTCAGCACCACGGGTCACCTGATTCGAGATTGCTTCATAGGTGGCAGCAGCAACTTCAACAGCGTCAAAACCCTTATTGCTTGAAAGAGCCAAAATGGAGTCAGACCACTGTTCCTGCGATAGCTGGGCATCTTGCGAAATCGATTGAATGAGGGCAATTTGAGTCTGTAACTGGGCCAAAGCTCTTGAGGCTTCAAATGCCGTACTAACCAAACGACCGAAGGCAAGGTGCAATGTCTGAATAGACGCTAACCTAATAATGGATCGCCAGCTAAGCACAAGATTATTCAAGTGATTATTGGCGGCTTCATAACTGGTGGCAATTTTTCGGGCAGCAGCGGCGGCAGCGGCAGCGGCTTTGGCTTCAGCCTTAACATGCTCGTTACCCAATCTTCGAATAGCATTTATACGTCGCTCGATATGCGGCAGCATGATAGCTTCAGCAGCACTGAAGGAACGTTTCACACCACTTACATAATCATTCTGAAGCTGCGTTAGTTGCCGTGTACTTAACTGTGCTTTCCTGTTTGCTTCAGCAATTGCCAAGTTAGCACGATTAAGCTTGCCGACTTCAGTATCAGTTGCTCTTGCAGCGAAAATCTTCGACTGGTTCGGGCTGGATGCTTCAGCAAAGATTCTACCGCGGCGTTCACCGAGGGACGCTTTGGCTTCGGCATCCAAACGATCCTTGGTCGTCTGCACAAGCTTTTTGCCAACTTCAATGGATTGTTTCTGTTTGTTAATGTAGCCAGTTTGCAGATTCACGATTCTGCTGAGGAGTGGCTCAATCTTCCTCATTTCATCGGTCATTTTCGTAGGCGTTTGACCTGCGAACAGTTCACTGAACAGCCGCTTAACCGGAGCAGCTTTTAGTCCCAGTTCATCCATCTTGACGCGGACATTATCAATCAGAGTCGTGATTTGGCCTTTTTGTCCCGCATCAGGTAGGAAACTGACTTTTGCACTCGAACGATTAAGTGTCGTGCGAATACTTCGAGCGGTGTTTGCAATCTCCTTAGCCTGAAGCTTGTACTCGGCAGTTGATTTCCGAATCTTTTCAGCCAATCTGTCGGCTGAGGCACCGAGCGTATTTAGCACGGCACCGCTTCGGCTCATTCGCCTGATGTCTGCTGTAGCGTCCCGCATAGCCTTCGCCATGGTCAGGCTACCTGCCGTTGCACGTGAGATAGCAAGACGGATTTCCGCTATAGCTCTGACAGCACTTCGACTGTCTCCTGTAAGTGTTAGGTCAGCCATCGTTATTCCTCATAAGACCTGCGAAGTGGTGAACGAGTGTCACGTACACGTATCTTGAGCCGCGAACGTACCCTCTTTTTATACAAAGCAACAAGACGATCTTTAAGCTCGTCAATAATATCTAGCCGGGCTTGCGTCAACAAGTCCCAAGGCTCATATCGTTGCGGGTTTTTGTGCCCGGAATCACCTACGATGTTTTGAACATCGAAGACTTCATCAGGTATGTTCAACGTGAACGATGTCAAAAAGATATCGTTATCAAATCTAAGCTCAGCATCCTCTGGCGGACCATATACAGAATCCTTATACGCCTTACGATTCATAAGAAACGTGAAGGTGTAGTTCGGATTATACATATACGTCAGAGGAATATCATCACCACCCAAAGCAACCAGTTCATCGATAGCCGCTTGGAGAGTCTGTTTTGTGCGTCCAGTGAATACAGGAATACCGTCCGGGGCATCCTGCACAATATTACGTATCACCTGCTCAATGGCCCAAAGCCATACTTCTTTGGCTTCACGCCGCAGTTCCTCTTCAAGCCCTCGCAGGTCAGGGATTTCAAATACAACTTTGAAATCATCCATTAGCTACCTCCAAAAATGGCCTGATTGATTCGGGAATCAATCAGGCCATCTTAGCACCTGCTACAAGAGCAGTTTCTGTATATTCTTCATGCTCACGGATTACCTCATAAGCTAAGAGGGCAGCCCGTGTCATAACATCGCACTCATCGAACGTTTCTTTAACGTTTGGCGGTCTTAGGCCGAAACGTTCGCAGACTCGCCAGACGGAGTATTCTGCTGTGCGTCCATTTGGATAGACGAATTTTCTGCCGTATCCCGGCGAGAAGTCAAAAAACGCTGACGAGCCTCTTCAATCTTGGCCTCGTCCAGAGAACACGCAGCCATGACACCCATGACAATGCGATTGATTTCAACCTCAGAGAAACCTGATTTCTGTAGGTCAGCAATGTAGTTGCCCCACGTTTCGGGGTCATCCATTTTGACCGTGTCCCACTCGATACCAGTGGGTTCCAAAGATTTCAGAACCATCCAACTGATCTTCCTAAGATTGATGGCCGAAAGCTTTTCCTTGTACTTGGCATCCTCAACGTTAATAAGCTTCTGACCACCGGGAAGCATCTTAAAGGGAGGCTTCGGCTCGGGACACATAAGATCGAAAGGCTTGTAGTCCAAGACCGCATGGCACTCGAACACAATGTCGCCGTCGTTTCGCGGTAGGACAACAAACTCGATATTGGACGACTTGATTTCTTTACCTTTAATTTTCATCACTTACCCTTTGAGAAGAAAGGGGCGACCCCGAAGGATCGCCCCATCTGATTACGTAGACCGAACAACCTGTGCAAGCGTCGTATTGCAGTTTCCAGTGACGGAAATCTGACCACCGCGAAGATCGTGTTCGATGCTTTCCCAACGGAACTCAACCAGTGTAATGGTTTCGATTTCGTTGGTGATTCCAGCACCAGCACACGTGGGTTCATAGAGAACCACAATATCAACAGCATACGGTGCACAGGCATCATCCGTTGCAGACGAAACCCATGCAGCCGCTTCACCCGTTTTCTTGAGCGCTTCCTCGACCGTCGGAACGGTCGCACCAGTATCGGAAGTGATGTATTCCCACGTGAAGTCAAACTTGACTTCGACGGGTTCCTCATCGCCTTCACGAACGGTGTCAAGGACGCCACGATCACGGATATATTCCATATTCCGCTTTTCGGAATACGTCATATTGCCCTCACCAATCTTGACTTCAATCGTCTCCGGGGTGGGAGACGTTCCATCGTTGATATTGAGGGTTGTGTTTTTGAGGTCAATAACAGCCATTTAAGGCCCCTTTACGTTGAAACCTCGGACTTATAACGACTATCAACAACACCTTGCAAGACACCCGTGGCAGACTCTGTGCGTCCTAGGTATACCCATTTGATAGGATACTCTTGCCGTAATTTCAAACAGAAAACAAGCGTTTCACCATCGTCGTCTTCATCAGAGCCGATCATGTAGACCGGGATGTCAACCACTTTGGATTGTAGCAGGCCACCAATTTCATGAACCCTGAACGAGTTTGGAATTGATTTTGAAACACTAACAAGCAGGTTGATGTCTACGTGAAGTAGATAATCGCCTTTGCTCTGTGCTTTCACATTAGGACCCGATATCCGCAGTTCAAAGTATTCCTGAAGCGTCGAAGTGAATTGATCGTTACCCTCAACATAGAGGGGAACACCAATCTCTTGCGAAACAGCTTTGTAATACTTAACTATGGAAGCATACACCCAACGTGCCCAATCAGGACTCATTTGCTACCTCCTGATTCAAGCTAATGACATGAGTGATTCTGAAATCAAAAATCTGCCCGAAGGGTTCATTCTTGGTTTCGCGAGCCACAACACTGAAGCACGAAGAGTTTTCAATCTCAGAGATTTCTTTGACTTCAAACTTTCGTTGCTTAAAAACAATATACGTGGTAGCAGGCACTATAATAAAGGCACCAAGATCCTTGCGATCTACGATGAATCGTCGATCAGAGATGTCTAACAGACCACCCATAACTTTTGCCAAGCTGAAAGCCAAGTCGTGGGCGACTTTCTGATTGTTTGCGGACTCTAGGACGAGGGCACGTTTTACAGCCACCTTCGCTAGTGTTCGCGTCGTTATCCCTGTCTCTGCCGTTGTAGCAGTAACATTGTAGACATCAATCGCAAGACCGTATCTCTGTTTCAGCTTGTAGAGAACGTTCTGCACAAAGCGAAGGCCGTTCACGTTAGTCTCCTCTAGTCGGATGGTCAGCCAAACGATGCGGCACAATAAGCTGCATCATCAACTGGTCCAAACGGCTATTAGTCTGATTAACACCTGCTTTGATTTCGCTGAGATCGCTTTTGACACCTGTTTTGAAAGCAGTCAATTCGTCCTTAACACCGATGATATGTTGGTCGCGAATCACTTGCCACTGCTTCGTCTCAACATCCGCGGCATCTTTTTCGTTATGCCAGTTCCAGCCTCGGGTACCAACATAACCCGCACCAGCAGTCAAACCAGATGCTATCATACCAACAGTAAGGGTGAAAACGATTTTACCTCGGATGATTTTGAACATAAGGCCCTCCTAAAAACCGGGAGATTGATTCCAAAATCAAAACCAATCTCCCGGCCAAGGGAGTGATTATCCAAGCATTACGATACCGGCGTTCTCTTCAAGAACCGCCGTACCGAGCAAGCAGTCAATGGTGACCTTGTGTGCCTGCACATCGGAGTCGTAATCGATCATCGTACGCAGGGAGAGCCCGTTGTACGAAGCCGAACCCGAAATCACTCGGGTACGGGGGAGCAGCAGAGGGCGGCACACCAACGCAAGGGCATTGCGGCGGAAGCCGAAGTTGTACTGACCAATGGGGCCGAAGTTGACCTTGGCATCATTGGCGATGGCGACTTCCAGCGGACGATCCAGAAGAATCGTGGTGGAGGTAGCCTGAATCACGATGTACTTCGCGAGAGCGGCAGCCAAATCAGCCGTATTGGCAGCAATGCCGAACGTCACAATGGTACCGACTTCGGGCACCTTGGTGCCGCCATCGAAGATGATTTCCTTGTGCCAGCCAGCACGGTAACCAGCAACCGAGGCCGTGCCACCAGCCGCCGTGGAGGTCGTAGCCTGATTGACAGCGTATGCCACATAGGTCGTGACAGCCGCACCATTCGACACGGCAGACTTCAGGCCGGGGTAGATGGTGATGTCAAGGGTGCTGATAGCGGTAATCATCTGCGGCGTCATATCGCCCGCCACAGTGAGGAACGCACCAACCGTCATGCTCGTAGCCGCGGTCACCGAAATGACCGTTGCACCAGCCGCATCAGCCGCAGTCAGGGTCGTGGAAGCAATATCGGTTCCGATGGTCACATACGGGGTGTTCTGACCCATGTAAGTGTTCCACTGGAACTTGCGACCAAGCAGGGCTTCAATGAGAGCGGTATTCGTACCGGCCTCATTCACCTTGGTAAAGGCTTCAAGCTCAAGCAGATCGGTTTCAGAATCAGGCGTGAGCAGCATGGCACGGTCATTGCTCGGCACCGCACGCTTATTCAGTACGTTACGTGCCGCCAAGAGGGTGCTCTTATCGGGAGCCGTACCGAGCTTGCCAGCGATCTGTTCGCTAATCGCGAACTGGGCCAAGCGGCCACCGATGATACGGTCAATACCGCGAGCCATACCGAGAGCCGCCGGAGCGAGGTGCAGACGGATCAGGTCCGTCATGCTCTTGGTCAACTCTTCATCGTGGATGGTGAACTTGATGTACACGTGCTGATTCAGAGCAACCGGAATGTTCTCAACGCCAGCGTCCTGATTCGCGGTGCTTTCACCGTCGATCTTACGCTTGATGTCAAAATCATTCACACGCCGCGTGTTCACGATTTCGCCGAAACGAGCGAACTCGTTCTCGAAATCACGGTGGACGAGGTTGCCGAGAACCATGTTCTCTTCCAGCAACGCGAGAGTTTCCTGACTCCAAAGTTCCGGAATCAGGGGCTCGTCAGTGTTGGTGTTCTCGGTGGCGTCATAGAAATACTGCGAAACAGGGGTAAGAAAAACCTTCATTTTACTTTCCTTGGAAAGGGAGTTTGCCGGCCGCACGGAGTTCCCGATACTTCTTCGGGTCTTTTGCAATCTCCGCGAGGTCAGTTTTGGTCCCCGGCTTATTTGGTCTGCCGCCCACGCCGCCGGTTGCGGGGGATGTGAACAGGTTTGCAAAATCTTCAAGCTCAGACATCCGCTTGACAGCGGCTTTCGGATCGAGACGAAGTTCTTGAACCTTACCTTCTTTGTCGGGAAGTTCGATCTTGACAATAGGCACTAGCTTGCCAGTCTTTTTCCCGTCAGAGCCGATCTCTTCACTAAGCTCGGTTTGACTCCGCAGCATCTTCACAATCTGTGTGGGAGAATGTGCCTTAGTCGCTACGCCTGCGTCGAGTAGCGACCGTTCGATGGTCGATTCAGTATACATGGCCTTCCATGTATCGCGTTCCTTCTCGGTATCAGCCAACTTCTGTTTGTGTTCATTAACAAGGTGTGTGCGATCATGCTCTGCCTGTTCTTCCTTCGTCCGAAGCGTAGAACGAATCGTTTCAAGCTCCGCTTCGAGGGCCGCAGCACTCTCACCCTTTGCTTTGGCATCCGTCACAGCTTTCTGCAAAGTGTCCACTTGCGACTGAAACTTGCGTTTCTCGGCGGCAAGGAACTTATTTACATCGTCCTGTGTGAATGTCTTCGTAACGGGCGGATCGACGGGCGGATCGACAGGGGGATCTTCAAAGTAGGAAGCGACAAACATATGGTAGTCTGATGCCGGAATCAAAGTGTTCATTAGAACCTCTTAGGAAACCCTACTGATTGTTAAGCTCTTGGAATCTCTCAGATACGGTTTCAAGTACCTCCAAGCGGAGGCAGATGCAATACCGTTTCCAATATGTTCCGGAACCGAAGTGCGGTCGTAGGTAGTCCGCACTCCTGAAAACCCCTCCGATATAACTCCAGCATTTTCGAGTTCACGATCAACGTCAACGCCATCGAGGATGGCTAACGCCTCTTCGCAACAAGCAATGCGGATATCTTCGGGTGTAACCTCATCATCGCGTGGAAATTCATTTGCTTGGTCTTCATCGGTTTTGCAACCTGTGAAGGAAAGTCTGTCAATGTGACGAGTTGCCATCGACAAGGCTTTTGACCTATCCTCCGGGGAGGCTTCGTCCCAAGCTGTAGTATGCAGTCTACTCTCAAAGTAAAGCGAAGCAAAGACGACATCAGCATATGTCGTCGATTCATAGATATTGCCAACGGACTGTTGAGCAAGGATCGTTGTATACTTCAGATTGTAGTACGCAAGGGTCACAACGTTGAAGTTCTGCCACACTGACAGGTAGCCAGATTCGCTGAATTCCAACTGTAGCGTGCCAAGCGTATCAGTGTCGGTAGCTGCCAATCCTACATTGTACATACCGGTACTTGTACCGATTTCTACCCACGACGTAGGAGTGAAAGCTGCATAACTGCCATTCTTAATTAGCGTCCCGCTTTGAGAGGTCAAAGCGCTTCCGTTTTCAGTACATAGAAGAGTCTTACCATCTGTCGAAGAGATAAATGGTCCGACAACAACTTGTGCCTCAACGGAGATTTTTAGGTCAAGCATTTACACTCCGTCTTCGCTTGTAGTATTGCATTCTAATCAACACACTAGAAGATACAATCAAATCCGCACCGGTCCCATTAAGAACATAGGAGCCAGCACTTAGAATCTTTTGCTGTTGAACTAGCAGGGGACTACCAGTAAATGAAAAGATTCCGGAATCAAGATCAAACCTAAGGGTGGTTTGACCAACCATGTCGAAACCTGTCAACAGATAACTGCCGACGTTCAGCGGCAGGATCAATTGCTTAACGACAGCATTGCCGTTTAGACTGTAACTGCCAACACTGATGGCCTTAGTGAACGACCTAAGCAGATCGTTACCGGTTAAGGTGTAGGAGCCAGCACTCATTGTATACGAGCGAATGGCCGATACAGCGTTACCAGTGAGTGCAAAGGAGCCTGCACTAAGTAGCACGGTCCGTTGGCTTAGCAGCGGATTGCCCGTGAGAGCAAACGTGCCAGCGGCCAAAGTTTCGTTACCGGCAGCTTGGAAGTCCATAGCGTTGCCGGTAAGCGTGTAACTACCGGTGCCCAAGACCACCACACGTTGCGACACCAGAGCGTTACCGCTCATGATGTATGAGCCTGTGTTACACACCTTTGAGGTGGTCACATTGAGGGCATTACCGGATACAGCAAAACTACCAGATGTCAGAGCAACGGAGCGTAGCAACAAAACAGGATTCCCGGTTAGGGAATATGAGCCAGCACCAATTAGCTTGGTGCGTTGGAGGCTTAGATTGTTGCCACTTAAAACAAAGGAACCACCGTCGAGGGCATGGACGCCACTTTCAAGAAGTTCAAGGTCGCCACCGGCAAGAACAAATGACCCGGAGGCAAGCACCACACTACGTTGCAACGTTAAGGCTATGCCACTCAAAGCATAAGAGCCACTTTCAAGAGGATAGCTTCGGATGGCATTGAGCGTGTTACCCGTCAAGACAAAGGAGCCAGCACTTAGTACGACACTTCGCTGACTAAGCAGCGTGTTGCCGGTAAGAGCATAGCTGCCACTGCCTTGTGGCACACTGCGAGCAGCCAGCAGAGTATTACCTGTAAGGCTATAGGAGCCCGAGGCAAATACTCTACTAAGATTCCTATGCAAATCGTTACCGGTTAGGGTAAAGATTCCGGAATCAATTTTGCTGCTTCGGCTGACCAGTAAGGTACTACCACTCAGGGTATAGCTTCCAGCGTCCATCGGGGCAGTCTGTCCGACGCTTAAATCGTTACCCGTGAGAACGTAGGAACCGGCACTGAGTGGAATCTTAAGGCTTAATGCACCGCCACTAAGAGCAAACGAACCGGCACTAAGCGGTAGTCCACGGATCGTTGCAAGTGTGTTGCCTGTCAGAACATAGGAGCCTGCAGCGAAAACCCTACTCAAGCTTCGGGACAAATCACTACCGGTTAGGGTAAAGATTCCGGAATCAATCTTGCTAGATCGGCTGACCAGCAGACTGTTACCTGTTAGAGTGTAACTGCCAGCGACCATTGGAATGGTTTGCACGGCACTGACATCGTTACCTGTTAAGGTAAAGGAGCCAGCACTAAGCAAAACTGAGCGACTAGTTAATAATGCGTTACCTGTTAAGGCATACGTACCAACAGCCAGCGTCGATGAGCGACTGATTAGCAAACTGTTGCCGGTTAGCGTGTAGCTACCGGCTGTGTGCGGCGTACTGTACGCCCTAAGCAGCGTGTTGCCACTAAGTGTATAGGCTCCGCTTACGGCTACAACACTCCGTTGCAGGAGTAGAGCATTACCAGTTAGAGCAAAGGAGCCAGCACTCAAAGCGTACGAGCGAATGGCTGATACAGCGTTACCAGTGAGAGCAAAGGAACCTGCAGATAGCACCACAGACCGTTGCCGAATCATGGCGTTGCCGGTCAGGGTGTACGATCCGGGGTCCATAGGTTCATTGGACGCACCAGCCGTTGCGGGTTGAAGGGTCAGAACATATACACCGGCATATGCGTTCGGAGCAGTGTTACCGTCTACATAACGGATTTGTTCTGTGCCATCTTCTGTAACATTTTGGTAGGCAGAACGTAGGCTCGTTTTCTTGGCCGGGAATTTGAAACGTGCACCATCAGTAGCAGTTTGATTCAAAATGTTCAGAACCAACATGTCGCCATCAATGGCGGCATTATCTGTTGGGGTACTTTCCGAACCGAATGTGTGGTCTGAGTTGCGAATCGGTGTCGTGGCATGGACATTATCGAATGTGTAGGCACTAACCGTTGTGTGGGCAGTTTGATTGTATGTGGAGCCATTATGGTCAACGCTAATCGTCAACGTGGTTGTGGATGCAGCAAAAGCCCAAAAAGTACGTACACTATATGATGGAGTCGTTCCTGAAACAATCGCAACTTGAGTTTCAGCGGTATACGAATTCACGCCATCGGAACAGCTTATTGTCCCGACAACAGGAGTCCCTGTTGAGTTGTACAACCTAGCAAAAACCGTAACAAGAATGAATTTACCTGCTGTTACAGCAAGAGATGCACTTGTCGATGTACCTGCTCCATTAGCACCTGTCCCACTTGCAAGGTAACTGACACGATTGGACGCAAGTTCATTTTCGTAGTGGACGTAGATTCGACCGTTAGCACCGGCCGCACCAAGACCGCCAGCAGCACCACCAGCACCACCACCAGCACAAGGTAAGTTGCCTGCACTACCACCGACACCAGAGGCCCCACCGCTACCACCTGCACCACCCTGTAAGGTTCCAGCACCAATGAAACCACCGGCAGGACCGACGCCCGTGCCTGATGTTCCAGTTAGGCCATCTCCACCGTGACCAGCACCTGAACCACCAGCACCACCTTGAGTGTTTGCCGGTCGGGTTTGTCCATTCACGCCGTGCCGAACGATTCCGTTACCGTCGTTAATAATGGTTGTAACAGCAGACGATATAGGACCAGTTCCACCTGTACCGCTGTTTGTTCCGGAGCGGCCACCACCATTTGTATCGGCGTGGCAGGCCAAATTGTTCGTTGGATCGGTATTATAGCCGGGTGCCGTGTTCGACGTATTGAACCATGCTGGACTAGCAGGGATACCACCATTGGTATTCACGGCACCAGCAGCACCACCAGCCGGAACATTACAATAGTATGTGCTACTTGCCGTGAGTGTCAAAAGACGAGCAAGGTACGTACCAGCAGCACCACCGCCACCGCCACGGCTACCACCACCAGAGCTACCGCTACCGCCAGCACAGCCGGGGCCAAGAATCTCAACGAATAACTCTGTGGCCCACGCAGGCACTGTGCCAGACTGGACTGAGCCACTAGAGTTATAGGTTACGGTTGTTGCACTCATAGCTTACTCCTGATTCTAGAATCAAAAGGGGCCTAGGGCGGCCCCTCTGATTAAGCCAGAGTAAGTAAGCCTGCCGAGCCGTCAAAGTCAAGTGTAATGCTTTCGCCGTTCGCCAACGTGATGTCTTGGCCAAGATCGAAGAAACAGATCAACTGGTCACTGGCAGCCGTGTCATTATAAATGACCACATACCTGAACGTAGCAACCGCACCACCCGAAGCCGTAAGGGTCAGATCGTTGACCGTCAGCTTATAGGTGCCCGTAGTGTGGGCCGAGCTTGCAATCGTCAAAGCACGGGACGAAAGATTCGTGTAGCTGATCTGAGTCAGGTCAGTCAGCACGCTGTTCGTGGCAACGGGAGCGTTGGCGGCAGCACAAAGAGCAACCGTCAACGTATCGGAGCCAAGGTTGTGGACCTTTTCAGCAAGGTCTTCCACAAACTTCTGGAATTTCGTAAAAGCAGCCATTCAAATTACTCCTGAGTGAAGATTTCGACATTAACGACAACAGTACCCGCAGCACACTTCAGCAAAACTTCTTCGACACCAAGCGACTCGATGGTAAGTGCTGTGCTAAAAAGCATGAAAGCACTATTGTGACCATCGCCGATGCTGACACCGGCCGCAGGGTTCAGCCTAACCTTAACGATACGTCCCAACGCAAATTGTGCCGAGGCAGTTCTCAGCAAACTGATTAGCGTGGTGGCGGTCGTTGTTACCGTGATGGCTACGATTCTGTAGGCATCAGAAATCGTGCCATATTGCTTAGCATTCATAGACACCTTCCAAAAGACGCAGGGTGTCACCAATCCTTGCAATAGAAAGTGCATAGGACAGAGGGACACCGACAGACACGACAATAATCATGACGTTGATTCCGGAATCAGAACCAGAGTGTTGGCGGGGTCCACAGTGCCTTCTTGCCAATGTGACACCACAATATTCAAATCGAGTGCGTCTACAATACCGTCCTGATTAACGTCAGCAATATTGAATGCCGGGTAAGCAGCAGCGATGCCACGCAAAACAAAGTCTTCACACAGACCTCTACTTGGTGCTCCCTCCGGTAGGCTTGCTTCGAGCAAAAAGTCAGGTCGTCCCGAAAACTCGGTTCTCATTTTGATGGCCGTAGGCAAGCCATCCGTAGCATTAGCAGTAAGTGTAACCTTAAAAGCTACCCCTTCCATTGCTGGTTGCGGAATCAGGGTTCGTGCCATATCGTTGACTTTAAGCAAGATAGCCATGAAGTCCTGAGTCTTTTGATAGTCAACAGACGCCTGCTCCTTGAGCAGAACACCACCAGCCGTTGAAAGACGGGTGAGTTCTTTTCTTAGAGCGGTCATTGCTACCAGATCAAGCGTTATTAGCATTTTCACTCCAAGAAAAGACACATGCCACCACCACGAGTTAATTCGCCAGCATACGTTAAAGCATTGCCGGTTAAGGCAAACGTTCCGCTTGCAGCAACAGCGTTCCTTTGCCGTAGGATAGCGTTACCGGTTAAGGCAAACGATCCTGAAGCACAAACACTTTTACGCCGCAACTTAACAGGCAATCCTGATAAGACAAATGATTCGGTATTCAAAGCAACGGTACTACCATAAGGCACATTAACCGTGTTACCGGTTAATGTGTAGGAGCCAGTTGCTAGAGGCTTTCTGATTGACCTTAAAACAGTGTTACCTGTTAGGACATAAGAGCCTGCACTCAATGATATGACTCGCGACTTCAGAACAGCGTTGCCGGTTAGAGCAAAGGAACCATTACCAAGTGTGTTAGACCTTTGACGTATGACAGTGTTACCTGTCAAAGCATAGGAGCCATCACTCAGCGGTACAGACCTTTGCTGTAGTACAGCATTACCGGTCAGAGCAAATGTACCATTTGCTAAAGTGACGGAATTCGTTTGAGTCGAATTATTCGTAACCAAAAAGATCATTGCCGGGAAGTCATTCCCGTCACTGTCTTTCAAGGCACCAGCAGAAAACGAAATATAGATGGTTTCGCCCTGATACCATTGCGTGCCCGTAGTTGCCGTGAGCGTTGTGCCAGAGATTGAGGCATCATTTATCGTACCAGAGCTACCTGAGTAGATCGTGACACCGGCCTCGTTGTAGACCGTACAACCCGATTCCGACAATGTAGCCGTTAGGGTTGTTCCGTTTGAGGCTATCGTGGGAGCCGTAAGAACTGGCTGGTCAGCCTGAACAATGAGAATGTCACGAAAGATTCTGGTATCAACATCGCCATATTGGTCAAGGTACAACTGGAATTTCTGCGTGATGATTCTGCTCATGTCAGATGTAGCTGCCGCATTCGTTGCGATAGCTGTTCCATCGACACTTAGAACAGAGTCATGATTTTCTTTCCACTGGAGTTGAACAGTATGGTCTATAGCATTCGTAAAGGTAAATGTCGTGTTCGACGTTAGCGTACCATCAGGTAATCGTTGACGGATACGTGCTTCAG